TGCAGTTGGTGTTTATTTTACACTAACAGGAGCAGTAGAAGATAACACTAAAGAAATTAACAATATCAAATCTATGGGTGATTTAAAAATTATATCTTATAAGCTAGATGAATATGACGAAACTTTCAAAGATTTAAAAGCATTATCTACAAGCTTAACACCTTTAGCAGCTGATTTAAGTTATATTAAAGAAGAAATCCAAAAACTTAATTCAGAATTAATTAAAGTAAATAAAGAATTAAATAAATTAAAAAACAAAAAAATAGATATACCTGATATTGATTTATCAGGCATTGATGATTGTAAAGATAAGTTAGATGATTTAAATATAAAGATTGGTAAATTTGAAGAAAGAGTAAAAAAATTAGAAAAACGTAACTCAGGAGGGGGTAGGTTTTAATGTGGGATGATGAAGATAAAGTAGGTCTTGTTAGTCAAATACAAAATATAGAAAAAGATTTAGATGAATGGATGAAGGGTTTACCAAGTAAAGGCAGAACAGATTTTTCATCTGGTATGTATGGTCTTAGTGCAGCTCCATGGAGTACTGCTCAAAACTATAATCAACTTAAAGAAATTAAAAAAAAGGCAAGTGATTTTAAAAGTTTAATAATGGCAGGTACAATACTTGATGATGAAGGAGAAGATAAATATGGTAATATTATAAGTAGGAACGATTTAACTCCGTATGGAGGTAAATTTTTAAGTAAGTATAAGAAACAATTACTTTTTGATAATAATGAACGTAGTGAAGAACCTCTTTTAGATGTAAAAGATATAGTTAAAAATATTAAAGGCTCACAAGAAGGTAGAGGTGTTCGTGATTTTCAAGATACAGGTTGGGCTTTAGCAGGTTCTGACTTAAATAGCAGAAGTAACTCAAAGCTTAAATCTGCAATACAAGAAAGACTTTGGCTTGATTTAAATCCAGCAGAAAGAATGGATAGATTAAAAAATGATAAACATTTAGGGGTAGCGACATATTATGACGGTCATAATATACCTTATGAAGTGGACCATGCAGAAGAAATGCGTATTCAAGATGAAAATGAAAATTTCATGATAGAGAGATTTGCTGAAAAATTCCCTAATGAATATTTAGATTTTATTACAAACGAAAGAGAATCAATGCAGCAATATATAAATGAAACTGACCCAATGGGAGAAGGGATTGGAAGCTGGAATGAAAGAGGGCAGGCAACAACTGGATTTCACGAACCTAGTGTTGTTTCAGGTCATTTAGTATCAGGATATGGAAAAGGTAAATATGGGGAAGATGACAGGATAGGCAAATCTTTTTATGTGCCAGGTCCTACTGAAATAAATGAGGAAACGGGTGAAGAAAAACCTACTCGAACTATTGAAACTGAACGTGCTAATTATCATCAAGATTTATATAAAAAATGGAAAAAAAACAAACCTGTAAATACAAGTGATTCTACTGAATCTAAATCTAATTATGATGTTGAAAAAGCTGCAATGGTTTTAAGTCCTGATATGAAACAAACTTTACATACTAGCCTTGATGAATTAGGGAGAAGGAGAGAAGAAATTTTGTCAGGAATACAATATACATTAAGTAACTTAGAAGGGTTTATGTAATGAGATATGAAAGAATTATATGTAATTTGGTTGCGTATGTTGGTTTACTTTTTGGTGGGCTATTTGATAACTCGACTTTATATGTGTCTGGCACAATGGGTACACCCTATGTAAAAGGTAATGTAGAATTTGAAGATGATTATAAATACAATATAGGATTAAGAAAAATAGCTTTATTCCCATATCAATCTTCAAAAAGATTTTATAAAGGTGATGAAAAAGCATTAAGTGATAATGCTATATTTGGAGCAGTAAAAGGATTAGAGTATTCTGTTTCTGCCTCACTAATAAGAAATAGAGGACATGAATTTGTTGATGAAGATTATTGGGTAAAATGGTCTAATAAAAGTTTTATAACAAAGTTAAAGTATTTAAATAAAGAAAGTAGAGATTTGCAATTTGCATCTTATGATGCTAGATATAAATTAGAATTAGGACCTGCAATATTTTCTTTAGGTGGTAATATTATGGGACATCCTGTATATGGGCATCCAGCTTATGAAGATTATGAAGACCCTTGGTGGTATCTAGCTTATGATTATGGGTACACAGATTACTTAGTCCCTTTGCATGATTTAAATGGAAACGAAGAAATTGATAGTTATTATATATGGATTGAAACTGACCCTGTTACTGAAGAAGGTTATTGGGAAATGTTTTATGAAGAAGCTAGTTATTATTGGGAGAACTCTGACTCCGTTGCAGTTGCATACTCTGATTCAGAGTTTTATGAATATTATATGCCCGATATAATAAGACAGTATAACGAAGATAATAAAATTAAAGAATGGCAAGCAGAAGCTAGCATAGTAGTAGGGTTAGATTTTTATATAGGGAATAACAATTATTATTCTCATATTTGGGTTAATTCATTTTTATCACCTGTTGGTTTGACAGACAAGTCTTACGATAAAGATGAAGAGCAATATGACATTGGAGCTCTGGTTGGAGCAAATTTAAATGAACATATTGGGGTATTTTTAGAGGGTAATAAATTAAAATATTATGGTAGAGAAGAATTTTCAGCTACCATAGGAATGAATTGGAGATTCTAAATGAATAAAAAAGCACAAGTGGTTCATGATATATATAATTATTCTAAAATTGATGATAGAATACAATGGGAATATATAAATCAAAAAGGATGTGACTTTGCTAATGACAACCAACTTACATCAGAAGAAAAAGTAGCTTTAGAAGAACAAGGTATGCCTACGTTTACTATTAATAGAATTATACCTGTAGTTGAGATGTTAAATTTTTATGCTACTGCTAAAACGCCTAGATGGCAAGCTATTGGAAATGAAGGTTCTGATTCAGATGTAGCTTCTGTGTTTTCAGACATAGCAGATTATATATGGCATAAATCAGAAGGAGATACTTTATTTTCAAATGCTATTAATGATGCAGTTACTAAGTCTTTAGGGTTTTTATTAGTAACGGTAGACCATGATGCAGATAGAGGAATGGGTGAAGTGGTTATACAACAGCCAGACCCGTTTGATATTTATATTGACCCTAAAGCTAGAGATATTTTATTTAGAGATGCTGCTTATATTTTAATCCGCAAAATACTTCCCAAAGGACACCTAGTTCAATTGTACCCTGACAGCAAACGTAAAATAATGGCAGCATCTTCTAATGAAACTGAATATGAAAATTATACTGAAAAAGCTCAAGACCATGACCAACATGATTTTGGCTATAAAGATGTTAGTGGTCAGAATAGTATATACTCAGATAAAGAAAAAGAATTATTAGAGTTTTTTGAATTATATGAAAAAGAAAAAATAGCATTTTATAATGTGTTTTATAAAGTACCTCCATCTAGGGAAGTTATAGCTCAAATAAAAGAACAAGCTCAAATAGAAGTTCAAAAAATGCAACAAGAAATGGCAGTAAAAATGAAAGAACTTCAAATAGAATTAAATGAAGCTGTTCAAGGTGGTAATATGTTGCCTGAAAGAATGCAACTAGAATTACAAAAAGAGCAAGAAATGATGGACGCTCAATTAAAATCTTACGCTGCTGAAGTAGAGCATAAATTACAAGAAGAAGCATCTAAAGTAGAAAATAGTGTCATGTCTGAAGCAGAATATAATGTTATAGCTAAAGACGAATCATTACTTAAAAATGTTGTAGATGCTGTTAAATTTCATGAAAACAGAATTAAATTATGTTGTGTTGTAGGTGATAAATTATTATATGAAAAATATCTTCCTATAACAGAATATCCATTAGTACCGTTTCATTACAAGTGGACAGGAACCCCATTTCCTATGAGTGCTGTATCACCATTAATTGGTAAACAAAAGGAAATGAATAAGGCACATCAACTTATGATTCATAATGCATCTTTAGGAAGTTCTTTAAGGTGGATGTATGAAGAAGGTTCTATAGATACAGACTATTGGGAGCAGTACTCGTCTTCTCCAGGAGCTTTACTACCTATGAGACAAGGATATACACCTCCTACGCCTGTCCAACCATTTCAGTTAAACAATGCATTTTTTAGTTTAACTCAAACAGGAAAACAAGATATGGAATACTTAGCTGGTATATTTGCATCTCAAATGGGAGATACAGGTGCTACACAAGATATGCCTTATAAAGGTATGCTAGCTATGGATGAATACGGAACAAGAAGAATTAAATATTGGTTAAAACATTGTATAGAGCCAGGGCTAAGACAAGTAGGAGAAGTTGTTAAAGAATATTCTCAAGCTACATATAAAGCTCATAAAGTATTTAGAATTGTACAACCCAATAATATTAAACAAGATAAAAGTGTTGAAATTAACGTTCCATTATATAATAACTTTGGAGAAGCTATAGGCAAATGGAGAGATTATGAAACTGCAGCATTTGATGTAAAAATAGTAGCAGGTTCTACTTTACCAGTTAATAGATGGGCTTACTTAGAAGAGTTAAAACAATTAATGAATCTTGGAGTTGTTGACGATATTGCTGTATTAGCAGAAACCGATATTAAGAATAAAGAACAAATTGTTAAAAGGAAAAGTTTATATTCTCAATTACAAAGTCAAATATCTTCACAAGATGAAAAAATAAAAGACCAATCAGGAACTATTGAAACATTACAAAGACAATTAGTACAAGCTGGTATTAAAAACCAAGTAATGAAAGGTTCTGTTGAGGTTAATAAAAAAGTTCAAGATTCTAAATCTGCTGTTTATAAAGATGAGTTAGACTCTAGAGCAATGCAGAAGGTTTTAAGAGAAGCTGAAAAGCAAGATAGTAAAAATAGATTAAAAAATAATCAAGAAAAACAAAAACAATTTGAAAAGAATTTGGAAATGAACAACTAATAATTTATATTATGACTAAATATAAGGAGAAATAATATGAAAGACGACACACAAGGTAACCCAAAGGCTGTAAATGATGCAGTTCTTGGCTCCGATAGTGACGATTTCTTTGCTTCACTAGAGGATAGCGTAAATAGCTTAGCTAGTGAAGGAGATTCGCCAGTAGAAACAAAAGCAGCAACCCCTGCAGAACAGGGCCCTGCTCCAAGTAATACTCAGGCACAAAGCGGTACACTAGATTCTGAAATTAATAATCTTAAAAAAAGATATAGTGATTCCAGTCGTGAGGCACAAAATTTGAGAGCCCAACTTAATGAGTTGAAACCTTTCGTTCCTGTGTTAAACGCGATGAAAAAAGATGGTGGCTTAGTAAATCATGTTAGAGAATACTTTAATAATGGTGGGGAAGTTAATCAAGACATAAAAACTCAACTTAAATTAAACGAAGACTTCGTTTTTGATAATGATGAAATGATGAATGATGCTAGTTCTGATTCAAGAAAAGTTTTTAATGCTATGGTTGACAAAGTAGTTCAACAAAGAATTGGTGAAACTACTAGAGCCCAACAAGAAGAAGCAAATCATAGAGCATGGTCTAATAATTTAGACCAACAAGCTCAAGTGTTTATGCAGAAAAATAGTTTGACTCCTGAAGAATTTCAGAGTTTTGTTTCAGAAGCTCAACATAAATTTCAAACTGAAGGTATGAGTTTTGATGATATGTGGCTTATAGTTAACAAAAATAGAGCTCAACAAAATGTAGCTGCATCTACTAAAAAAGATATGCTTAATCAAATGAAAAGTGTTCGTAATATACCTACTAGCCAGAGTGCAACAAATAATGCAGGAGTTGCGACCTCGCAGAATGATAATGTTTTTGATGCACTATTAAATTCAGATGGAAACATCGAAGACTTGTTAGGTTAGACACGAGTTTAGCCTGACTAAAATCAATTAATTAATTAAGGAGACAATATGTCAACGTTTAATGGCGACATTGTAAACTTAACGAATTTAGGTGTTACTGATGTAGCAGGCAACGGCCCTGGTGCTGGTACTGGTTTAGATACTGGCGATTTAAGGCGAAAGTATAACTTTGGCGACAGAGTTTCAGAGCTTGCTATAGCACAAGACCCATTTTTTCGTTTCGTAAGCAAAGTAAGCAAAAAACCAACGGATGACCCTCAATTCAAATTTACTGAAAAAAGGGATTCATACCACAAAAGATACGCGTACGTAGGTGCAGTATATGATGGGTCAGCATTTGATGATGATTCAGATATGGCTGCAGCAAAAAGTGCAGGTGATACTGTAAAAGTACGTATGATAACTGATTATAAAAATTCAGGTAATATTCAAAATATCTTCGGAAATACTTCCCAAGAAATTAAAATAGGTGCTTCTGGCACAATGCCTAAATTTTTCTTACCAGGTCAAATAGTAAAAATACCAACAAATTCAAGTGCAGCAGGTAGTGCACCTGATGATTATATGTTGGCTAAAGTAAACGTAGTAACTGAATATGCAGGTGCAGGTTCATATAATGACGCTACTACAACAACATCAAATAATCCTGACATGGTGCAATTAGATTGTACTGTTGTTAAAGGCGGTGGAAGATATTTATCAGCTACTGCAAGTATTGATGATGCAAGTACTGTAACACCATCTGATGATGTTATTCATAGTGCTTTAGAACCAATGAGAAGTTACGTGGTAGGTTCTGCTCATGAAGAAGGAAGTGGATATCCTGAAACATGGAAAGACCAACCATATGCAACTAACTATGGAAGAACTCAAATCTGGAAAACTTCAATGGCTATGTCAAACACAGCTCGTGCAACTTCATTAAAATATGAAGGTAACGAATGGGCAAGAGTTTGGAAATCAAAGCTAGTTGAACATAAATGGGATATGGAATCTTCATTGTTATTTGGTTCTCAAAGTGATGACTACTATACTACTCAAGGTGCTGTAGATTATATATTAACATACGGTAACCAGTTTAGCTTAGATACAGCTACTAAAACTGCTGATGATTTCTTGGATGATATGTCTAATTTCTTAGACCCAAGATATAACAACGGTGGTGCAACAGTATATTTCTGCGATACAGCAACATATAACTGGATGCATAAACTTGGTGGCTACTTTAAGAATAATCTAGAAATATCTTCAAACTTTAGAGCTGATTTTGCTATGACTGGCAAGAAAAAAGTTCTTGGTGTAGATATTACTACATTCTCAACACCTTATGGTGATATGAATGTGGCTAGAAATATTCACTTAGATGGTACTAATGTTAAATTACTTGGTATAAACATGAAGAATTGTGCTTACAGACCGTTAGTTGGTAATGGTTTAAATAGGGACACTTCAGTCTACGTTGGTGTGCAAACACTTGAAAACTCTGGGGTCGACAGAAGAGTAGATTTAATCTTAACAGAAGCTGGGATGGAATGGTCAATGCCTGAATCTCATGCGGTCTGGAAATAGGGGGTAAATTATGGCGAATCCAATGTATGGTCAAAATAAATTTGACTCTCAATTAAGCCAAGGATATTTAGACTTTGTGTCTGGATATCAAGGTAACTTAACTGCTACAGGGATAGACATTACTCAAGCTGAATGTGTTGCTGCTGTAAAAGGCGGTGATGAAACATTAGCCGAAGTTGATGCTGCGACTCTTATTGCAAATGCTGTAAATACACATGCTGGTACAGCTGCTGCTGCGGGTTCATGCTACCTTCCTCCTGCTACTCAAGGTACTCATCTTGTGTTAGAAATTACAGGAGATATGGATGAAGCTAATGCTCAAACAATCCATTGTAACAATTCAGTTGGTACTGTAAAACCTGTTGGCAATGTTTTTGCTAAACAAATTATAGGCAGTTTAAATGGAGCGACAGCTCTACCGATTGAAACAGCTGGTGATAACATAACTCCAACTTCTCAGAACTTAATATATACTGCTGCTGCAGCTAATACTAATGCTCTTGGAGCTGGAAGTGTTATCCACTTTTACTGTCCAGTTGATGGTCAATGGCTAGTTAAAATTAACTTTATTCCTGAAGGTACTGGTGCTACTGGTGCTTTCACAGTAAGTTAAGGAGGTACATTATGGCTAAATTAGGCGGTCAAGCTGGATATGGTTTAGGTCACTTCGTTGAAAACGTAGCGGCTGCTAAAACACTTACTACTGGTGACAGTGGAAAGGTTTTTACTATAGACCAAGATGCTAGTTTTGCAATAACATTACCTAAAGCTGCAGATGCTGGCGTTGGCTGGCATGCGAAGTTTATTTTAACTGATGCTGGTACTAATTCAGTTACAATAATACCAGATAGTAGTGAAGATACTCTAATTGGAATGGTTGTTTCAGCTGCAGGTTCTGAAGCTGGAGCACAATCATCTGAATCTGGAGTAGATGTAATTGACTTTATTAACGGTGCAGCTCCTGGTGACTGGGTTGAATTATTTTGTGATGGCAGTAACTTTTATGTTTCTGGCATGATTCATGATTCAGACCATGTTACTATAAGCTAGTAAGCAAATAAATAACGAGCCTGCCTGTTCTTGGTTGTTTCTCCAAAAACGGGTAGGCTCAAAACTAAGGAGATTTTAATTAATGGCAACATTAACAGTAACACACACCGAGAAACTAACTTTAAATGGTGCATCTCAAGGCGGAACTACTACTTCTACACACACAGGTATTAATGATGTTTACAAAAGAATATTAGAGGTTCCTTCAACAGAAATAACTTTATATACAACAAGTGCATCTGCTGTTGGTGGTTCTCAGTTTGAAAGTGATTTAATGGAATACGTTAGAATAACTAATTTAGATTCAGCAAATGCCGTAACTATTATTATGGATGCTGGAGATGAAATGGCTTATAAAATACCTGCTGGCGATTCATTTATAATTACTAACCATGAATCTAGTTGGGAAGGAACAGCTAGTGGTGCTGACGTATCAGTAACCGATGGTACGGCAGCTATATATAGATACACTATAACAGATGGAGATGCTGCTCATGGAATGACAGAAAAACAAGCTGTTACTATTGTAGATTCTAAATCTTTATCAAAAAAATATGTTTTAACTTTTACTGATTCTGGAGGAGTAGCAACAGGAACTGTGTTAGCTTCTGATTCTGATACTGGTGCTGGAACAGCTGGTTCTAGTAATGTTGGAGGTATTGCTGTTGGAATAAATAGCAGTAGTGGTACTCAAGCTGATTATCTAACTCAACTTAAAGCGGCTATAGAGCATGCTAATGGACATGGAGGTTCTAGCTTTTCTGTTGGTTCTGTTTCTGGAACAGGTGATGGAGCACAAACTTTAGATGTAACTTCTGTATATAAAGGAACTAGTGGGAATAATTTACCAACTGAAGATGTAGCTAATTTAGCAATAGCACAACAAACAGCTGGAGTAGATGCAGTAGTTGCAGGTTTGTCTACAGTAACAACAATAAATGCTATTTCTGAAACATCATCTAGTGCTGGTTCAAAAGTAGAACTATTTATAGCGAGTAAATAATGGCAAGTTTTGAAGCAAGAATAGAAGCAATGACTCAAATAACAATTGAAAGTAGTGGAACAGCTCCAGACCATGGTGAGGTAACTGATTTTTTATTAGAAGGTATAAAAGATTTAACTAATAAAATTATTAATTTAAGACCTGATGAAGCATTTAAATTTGCAGATGAAAGTACAGCAAGTGATGATAATGGCATAACAGTATCTGGTAAAATATTATCTGTAGTAAGAGAACATGACAGTACTTCTATATTAAGACCTTGTACTCCTATGTCTGCTGAATTAAGATATGAAGCTACAGATGTAAATAGTTTGCATTATAAAAGTAAGTATAATCCAGGATTTTATATATTAAATAAAAAAGTATATGTAAGGCCTGCAGCGGCAGGAAGCGATAATGATATGAAAGTAAGCATGATTGATTATCCAACTACAACATTTAATGCTAGTGCTATAACTGATTTTCCAGATGAATATGAGCATATGATAGTTATATATGGAGCAGCGCAATCTTGCTTAGCAGCAGCATCTGATATACATAATAATATGCCTACTAAACCTTCTGCTCCTACTATGCCTAATTTTACTCAAGTTGATTCTGAAATAGATTTACCAGAATTTCCTGTTTATAATCCTCCTAATTTTTCAGTTAATTTAAGTCAGCCAAGAAATTATATATTAAAAGAAGACTTTGAAACATCTGGTAAAATATTAGATGTAATTAATAAAGAGTTTGATGCTTATGATAAAATAAATGAACAGCATAAAGAGATTTATAATAAAGAAGTTAAAATATTTGATGAAAAAATTAAAAACATATCAGGTAATAAAGATAGAGAATTTCAATTTTTAGCTGGAGATTATAGAAGTCAGATATATAAATATCAATATGATATAACACAATATCAATCTGAATTACAGGAAAAAATATCTTTATATAAATGGTATATGGAAAAATATATAAGTTTAACAAACGAATATAATAAGGGAATAGCTATGTCTATTACCCCTAAAGAAGCTCCAAAAAGAGAAGCTTCTTCGCAAGTAAAACCGCCAAAAGAAATTAAAGAAGAAAGAGGTTAATAAATGGCAAACAAAGGTTTAGGAAGCATGACAGCTTCTATATTACCAGATGAAGTTAAATCTACTTTAACAGGAGCTTGCAATTATACTCCCGTTACAGATGAAAAATGGGTGTATAAACAAGCTAGTATAACAACATCAGCTGATACTGCTATATTTGCAACTACTGATGAATTTTTTGGTAATGCTGCTGCTAGTGATTCTGTCGCTACAGCAGATTTAGTAAAATGGATTGCTGTAAAACATACAGGAACAACTAATGGAGCTACATCTACAAACGAAGGTATTTTATTAACTCAAGCAAATGGAACTGTAGCTCATGATGCAACGGGAGCTAATAGTGGCATATTGATAGAACCAAATGATTTATTTGTAGCTAAATTTGATGGTACTACAGTAGCAGATTTACAAGCAAGAACTGTTGCTTTAACGGGTCAATCTCCAACGGCTAATGGCTCAAGTACTGTATTAATATATATAGCTGCTATAATAAATGACGTAGCATAAGGAGATAACATGACTGTAAAAGAAGTAATGGAAAGAACTGGTGTTAATCAAACAGGTAGAGCTGTAGCTTATATAAAAGATGCATTGGAAGAAATACAAATGCTTACTGAAGTACATACTAGACTAGAAAGATTTGATATAACTAAAGACCAAAGGTTTTACACTCTACCTAATGAAATGGTAAAAATGATTGACATAAGGGTGAAAAATCATTTAAATTCTAAAGATGAATACAGAAGTATTCCTAGGATGATACATAAACCAGCAATAAAAGATGGAGATAATGTATAATGGCTACAAGCAAACAATATGCATATTACTTAGAAGGTAATCAAGTAGCAATAGTTGAAAAAGATGTTAATTTTAATAACAACGTAGATAGTAAAGAATATGGTCCTGGTGTTGCTAGACAACAATGGAAATCTCCATTAACTGCTATAACAGATGGTTTAGAAGTTAAATATGTATATTCACCTACTTATAAAATTCAAACTACAAATGACGTAGATACAAATATAACTCAATATATGTCTACAGATGGTAAGTTAACTATAGCGGATAATACATCAGCATATATTAATTATGCAACTACATACGCTTTAGCTGCTGATAAATATATAGTATTAGAAAGTGCTGGAAGATTTAATGGTTTGCATAAAATAGAATCAATTGGCAATAATACAGGAACAAATAATAAAATTGTATTAACCACTAAGTATACTGGAAGCGAAAGTGCATGGACTGATTTTGAAGAAACTCCTAGTTTGTATTATGCTGTAGATGTTTTAGAAGATGAATCTTTTGAATTAGATTTACCTAACTATTTACAGAAAGCTTTAGTTTATTATGTAAAAGCTAAATTTGCTGAAGATAGCATGGATATAAAAAGTAAAGAATACTTTATGAGAGAATTTAAAAAGATGTTGGAGAAATACGAAACTACAAGAATTAGTGGATTAAGAATGATGAGTTCTGGTCCACATGCAATACGATAACAATAAATAACAAGCCCATTCACGCACAGCCAGTGCTTAGGGCAGGAGGTAAACATGGCAGGATTACAAAAATTAACAGTACAAGAAGCACAAAATGCTGCATTAGGACAGGCAGGATGTGTATTTGTCGACACCAATACAGCTGTAGTAGCACCTACAGGTAAAGCTTTTGTTGCAATAACATTTTTAACAGATGTTACACTAGATGCTAGCGGAGGCTTAATAGCTGAAGATTCTACTAGATGGGCTAATACTGAAGCAGCTGCATCAGCAGGAGGTTCTGGAGGAATACAAATAGATGCTAGCAATAGCTTTCCTAAGGGAGTTACTATTTATGGTAGATGGACTGAAATAGATTTAGATAGTGCTGGAACACTTATAGCGTATATAGGTTAATATTATGCCAATAATGGGATTAACAAACAATAATTCAAAAACTTATGCTAGAGTAACTACAATATGCATTGACAATGATTTCGATGATGATTTACATACATTTACAGGAACAAATACTTCAGCATGTGGTATAGTTGGAGGAGAGTTACATATAACTGCTTCATCAAGTAATGGATACGGAAGTAGAAGTTTTATCACACATCCAGGAACTAAATATAATTATTCTATAGATTTTGTAAGCCCGTCTTTTGCAAGTGTTATAAAAATTGGAACATCAGCTGGAGATGGAACTCACGTTTCAAGAGCTGTTAACAATTCTGACCCAGGATATGGCACGATAACAGGTTCATTTACTGCAACTACAAAAGCTACTTATATTAGCTTATCTGTAAACGCATCTACAAGAACTGGTCGTTGGGATAATTTAATTATATCGGAAAACAACTAATAAAACAGGAGAAACAAAAATGCCTAAGTTTGGTAAAAGAAGTAAACTAAATCTTCTTTCATGCGATTATAGACTTCAAGAAATATTTAATGAAGTTATAAAGAAAGTTGATTGTAGTGTCTTGGAAGGACACAGAAGTGAAGAAAGACAAAATAAATTATTCAAAGAGGGAAAGACTAAAGTTACTTACCCAAAAGGTAGGCATAATGCTAAGCCTTCTCGCGCTGTTGATGTTGTGCCTTACCCTGTGGACTGGGAAGATAGAGAACGTTTCCATTTATTTGCTGGGTATGTCCTTGGGGTGGCTAGTGGGATGGGTTATACTCTTCGCTGGGGAGGAGACTGGAATATGAACTTTGAGGTAGATGATAACAAGTTCGATGATTTCCCACACTTTGAGATTACAGATGCTTAGAAAAAGAGCAATAGTAACTCCAGATAAACACTTTCCATATGCAGATATCCCAGCTATCAATGCAGTATGCAAAGCAATAGAATTAGTAAAACCTGATATTTATGTTGACTTAGGAGATACAGGAGAATGGCATGAATTTTCTAGGCATAAATGGAGAGGTAAAGCTAAACCTGCATTAGAGTATTTAATTAGTGGCTATGATAGAGACGTTAAAAACGTTAATGCAGGAATGGATATTATTGATGAAGCATTAGATAAAGCTAATTGCAAAGAAAAGTATTTTTGCGAAGGTAATCATGAAAATTGGTTAGAGCTTACAGTAGATGAACATCCATACTTACCTCAATATCGCGTTAAAACAGCTCTAAAACTTGATGAAAGAGGTTATGAGTACTATCCTATGGGTGAGTATTTAAAGATTGGTAAAATGAATTTTTATCACGGACATCATTATGGAGGTCAATATCATACAGCTAACCATCTTAGAAAATTAGGTGGTAATATAATGTATGGACATTGGCATGATTTACAACATATGACTGCTACACATATTGATGGTCCAAAAGGTGCATGGTCAATAGGCTGTTTAAAAGATATGTCTGACGAAGCTAACGAATGGCTTGGTCATAGAAAAATAAATTGGGCTCATGCTTTTGCTATAATTGAATTCTACGATGAAGGTAATTTTACAGTAGATGTAGTGCAAATAATAAATGGTAAAGCAACAGTATGGGGTCAGCTAATAGATGGAAATAAATAGGAGAGATAATGTTACAAGCAATTTTAATGAAAAAAGTTATTGGCATTGTTATGGAAAAAATAGCCGAAAAACATAAGATTAAAAAATTACAAGATTATGTTGAAAAAGATAACGAACTTGATATTCAAGTAAAACAACAACAAAAAACAATTAGTAAACAAGGTAAATATATTGAGGAATTAGAAAAAAAAGTTGCTATCTTAGAAAAGAATGCACATCCCCCAATATTTACAACTAAAGATTACAAGAGTATTCTTAAGAGAATAAAGAAACTAGAAAACAAATAAGGAGATAGTATGTTATCATTTATTACATCAAATTGGGAATGGTTTTTGCTTGGATTATACGTTTTAGAAAAAGGTATAAAATTAAGCCCTTCTAAAAAAGATGATTTGGTTTGGGATATGGTATTAAAACCAATAGTTGATAAAATAAAAAAGTAAGTTACGATGGCTGATAATAGAGAAATATGGAAAATAGATAAATTTGATGGAGGCTTAAATGACGCTACTGATGCAAAAGATTTAAAATCAAATGAATTTGCAGAATTAGTAGATGTAAATATAGAAGAAAAAGGCTCTATATCTAGTATGGGACATAGCGAAGATTCTTCTATAGCTAGTCAAACTGTTGTACCAATAGGGATACATGCTGGAAAAGGTTTGCATTCATTTTTTAGTGACAAATCTATGTTTGTAGATACTTCAATAAATTCTTGGCTTCCTGTTGTTACTTTAGCAAATGCTAGTCAAGGTAGTTATGCAAGCATGACCTTTTCTTTATCTTCTCTATTATGGCTCTTTCCACCTACTGATGGCGATAATACTTCTACAATTGGAAATGACGCAGATAGGCCTTATAAAGGTGACTTAAAAATGCAACTAGGATTGTGGGTAGACAATCAATTTACACCTGTAGGAGGAAATGGTGAATTTGAATTTATGGCTATACATGGAGATGGAGGAGACAATAGTAATGTTTTAACTGTTTTATCTGACAGTACTACTTGGGAAGGGGTTAAAGGCGATGTGTCTACTAATTTATTTGATACCCCTACTTATTATAAGTATACAGATATTAATGAATATGGAATACCATCATCTGCAGCAGGCCTTATGTATTATCCTGGAATTTATACGCAATTATGGCCTTCTATTGAATTATGGAAAAACAATGAAAATAGAATAGCTGGAAGATATTGGAATCAAAAAAGCGGAAGTATAGATTCTTCTATAGCAGACATATATGATTTTGGAAATAATTATTTAATTAACAATGCTCCTAATTCTCCGTTTGCTCGTCATCTTATTAATTCAGAAGGTCCTGATATAGGTTCTTTATATGCAGATTTTTTCTGGGATGATATTTATAATTGGAATGATGGAACTCAAGTTCAAGAAAATGATATTGATAAATGGAGAGCAACAACTTACTGGGATAACAGGAATATATTTAGCACTCCTGTCCCTGGGAGAAAAGCTAATTATGGAGTAGGATATTGTCTATCTAAAGGAGTTTTTGATAACAATATTCCTAATGCAAATAACATTAAAAAACATCTTCCATATGCATACGGGAATTCAGACATTCCTATTGAAGAATACGACTATACCCAAACTGGTACAATTGCAGGATATTTTAAAGGAAATAGAATTTTAGGAAAAGAATACGTTTGCTTTCCTCATCCTGATACTGGAAATTTATTATCAATGTCTCAACCCCAAGCTATGCATTATTATGGATGGGCAGGATGGAATTCTATAGCTCATCATTTAATAAATGCTATTAACAATTATAGCGGCACAAATTCTTCTAATAATTTTAATGCTAAGTTTACTCACTATCAATATTTAAAAAATCCTACATCTGATATAACTAGTGATGATAATAGAAATTTATTAGGAAAAGTTAATTCAGTTAAAAGTTATACTAATAGAATAGATGACACAATTACAATTACTTCAAATGTTAGAGGAAGCCATTTAAATGGAGTAAAATTAGCTGTTAATTTAACTTCTGCTAATGTTACTGATGTTGGAGGTACAGCTCTTACGCAAGTCCCTCAAAGAACTTTACATGCTTTATATCAATCAGACCCATTGAGAGGAACAATTACTTCAAATATAACGTCTACTGCTGAAACTTTTACTACAAATAAAGAAACAGCAAAATATTTAAAACTTAACGATGTTATAAAAGTAGAAAATGCTTCTGATGCAACTGAATATGAATTTATGTTTATAAAAGGAATAGTAGGAAGTTCAGGGCCATTATTTACTGTAAACGTTGATAGAGCTTTCAGAGGACCTTTTCAAGGAACTATAGACACAGATACATTAGGTATAGCTAGGTCTTTTTCATCTGGAGCTAAAATATCTAAATTTGAAATACACCCTATGGGATATGAATCAGCTTCTAATGCTCAATGGGGACTAACTTCTGGCCTTGACAATGAAGAAGGTCATGCAAGAGATTGGGGAGCTGGAACATATATAGTAGGGGAAAAAGAATTGCATGGAGGAAGTGAAGTAGATGTAGCTCATAAAGTTAGAATATATTTTGGAGGAAATCAAAATGAAGGAGACATTGCTACTTTTGAAATTGTTAACAGCATTAATTTAGATGGGGAAAATAGATGGAGTCAAGTTTTAGATTCTGGTCCTGAAATAAATGCTGCAAATTTTGCTGCTCATATAGACGCCAACACACAAATATTAGGAGTTCATCAAGAAGGATATGGACAAGATTTAACATCTGAAGATAATTATTATGGTATGTGGTATGTAGATGTTGAATCTAATGTATTAGGAGTAAGTAATGTTTTTGATTTAAGAACTTTTATATTTCCTAATGCAATATGGAACGATAAAATATTAACCAATACTGATGAAGAATATACTGTAATAATGCATAAAATGAAAGAATGGGGACATGACTTTGGTTTAGCCCTTGATGACGTTGGCCAGACCAAATTAGTAGGAATGTCTATTTTTTCTAAAGCACAAAATTCATGGATAACTCCTACTACTCCTGTGTCTGGTGACAATGAAGCAACTTGGGCACATCAATTAGGATGGTATGAAAAATTTGAAGTAGGAGATGGTGATGACCCTTTTAACATAGGAACATATCCAGAACCATCAAAACCTTATTTTTGGAGTGATTCTAGTGAATTGAGAATAATAGAAACTAATTTTAATTTAGACAATCTTAATAAAGTACTTAAATTTATTGACGTAAGACATTGGTTTTCAAATATATTAAAAGATTTAGGTGATGCTTATACTGACAATAATACCGTATATGATATTATGGATGAAATTGGAGAAGCAGGAAATTTACAATTTTGGGGATTTAGTCTTTCTGATGTAGATAGAAGTTGGAAATATTCAGCTTTAGATACATCAAGTGAAAAATTTCCAGGATTAAAATTTGACGGAATTGGAAATACTACTTTTGGAGCTTCAGGATTTGCATATGAAATCTCTGAAAACAATGACAGTCTTCCTGGAGCTATGGCTGACTTTGAACAAGTAAGTAGTGGTGGAGTTGACTGGACAGGAACTTGCAAGTTTTATGCATCTGCTATATTTAGTGATGGTTCTGAAACCTTACCAATACATAATTTTCATACAGATAATACTAGCAGAATTCCAATGAGTATTAATTTTACTCCTTCTAGTGATGAAGACCCTATGGATGATTCTTTAAAGTTTAGATTTGCAGTAAGGCCTTTTGCGAACGGTGAATATGTTTTAGATAATTTAAATGTAATAGGTTATCATTTTTATTACACTAATTCTGAAGAAAATTTTGATACATTTTGGAGTTTAGGTAAAGTTACTTGGGGAGAAGGTTTTACTCCATCAAATCAAATATCTTCTACAGATACAGTAGAACAATCTTCTAGTATTCCGTTTTCAAGATATATAAATGATGCAACTGGTATTAATAATAATACTTTTGTTTTAGATAATGGAGGAAGTCAGTATTATATATTTTCATCAATGCCTAAATTACATACATTTGAAACATTGCATGGATATTCACCATATAATGTTACTTTAAATGCAAGATATAAAGCACATTGTATAGCAGGAAGAAGAAGTTTTATAGGCAATGTTGGTATTAAAGATAAATTAGGAAGTGATATGAATTATTATAATGACAAAATGATAATAAGCCCTGTTAATCAACTTGACACTTTCCCTTATCCGTATAATGAAATAACAGTTGATTCTAGTGATGGAGATGAAATAGTTGAATTAGAATCTGTTGGAGATAGAGTTTTGCAATTTAAAAAGAACATTTTATATATATTGAATATAGCAGCAGCGGTACCTTCAGAATATTATTTAGAAGATAAATTTAAGTTTAGAGGAGCTCAAAGTAAAGAGCATATTGTTAAAACTGCTGATGGAATATTTTGGGTTAATATTCACGGAGCTTTTTATTATGACGGAGAAACAATAACAGATTTAACATTAAGTGGAGATGAAGAAGATAATAAACTTAGAATAGATAAAGGGGCATGGAAAGATTTTGTAAATTCAGATACTTTAGTAGGATATGAACCTTTTACTGGAGAATGCTTTGTAATTAAAAAACATACTCAAACAGTAGAAGCTGATGGAGATTGTTACGTATATAATTCTAAGTTAGACAATTGGAGTTATGGTAAGGGTAGATTTTATACAGGAGGAACAACAGATAGCCCTAGACATATGTCAAATATAATTAATATGGGAAATAATAATCAAATGGTATATGTAGTAGATTTTGAAGCAGGTGATGTTGAATCAAGGATTCCTGTATAATGAAAGTAATTAGTTTTAAAAAATGGAATTCAAATCCTCAAAATAGTTATAATTTTAAATTAGTAACTAAGTTAACTGACCTTGGTTCTCCTGACGGATGGAAAACTATTTTAGGTTTTTATCTTAATATAAATAAAAACAGCCATTATACAGCTGAAAGCCCCGCTAATTTATTTTTAACTTTTTCTTACAGGACATCTACTGGAGAAGAATGGAAAGATATAACTTCTGTTACTCAAGTAAATCCTAGAGGAACAACTTTAATAGAAGAATTATTTCAAATCCCTATAAAAAAAATAAAACATATACAATTAAAAATTGAAGGAGGGCATGTTAAAGGTAATATAACTATAAATGATTTAGGTTTGTTTTATAGAAAATACAGAGGAAGTGGAGCTTCGACATTAGATGAATAAAAAAATTGCATCAAAAATAAATACAAAACAAAAGAAAATATCTACAGGAAATACCGCTCCTACTAGATTTGAAGGTTTTGACGGAGAACTTACTATAAGACATATATTAGGTCAAGGTATTTTTCTTTTTTATAAATGGGGAGGGAAGTGGTATTCTGCTAGATTTTCACAATACACAAGAAGCACTCATGAAAGAAATGAACCTGTATACTTACCTAAAGGAAAAAAGCCAAAATCCATAGGAGAAATTACTATGGATAATGATAATAAAATTAAAATTAAAAAATCATCTGCAGTTACTCAGGTTGTTTCTATGGACAAGGATAAGAAACTTGATGTAAGTGAAATACAAACATCAAGAACATCTACAACAAGCATGACGACAGATAATGCAGGTAATCCTGACTTACTTCTTGTAAATACATCAGGACATGTTAATTTGCATTTACAAACAAGAAATTCAGACTATGACCCTTTTATAATATATTCTCATTTAAATGCTGGGGAAACAACTACATTAAGGCAATGGGTTATAGGCATGGATAATAACGATGGAGATGTATTTAATTATTGCTATAAAAATTCAGGAACTACTCCTTTAACTCCTTCTACAACAACTTCATCTGAAGTAAAAATGGCTTTAACTACTGGAGGAGCTTTAACTACAACAGGAACAATTACAGGTCTTAAATTAGCAGCAACTAATACAGCAGCTGCAACTAGCGATACAGATAAGTTTCTTGTTGTAGGAGAATCAGGAGCTACTAGCGAGGTAAGATATAGAACAGGAGCTCAAGTTAGAAGTGATATAGGAGCAGGCACAGCAGACTATTACTACGAAACAAAAGTAGTCAATTGGGTTAATAGTGGTACATCCCAAATATATTTACCGATAGCAGGATATATTTTTGAACAAACAGGGACAGGTAGTAGAAACGAATATGTTGGTATGGTTGCACCTTATAATGGGACAGTAGAAAAATTTATGTTTAGATGTGAAGAAGCGCAAGATGGTACATTAGAATTTGATATTTTAGAAGCTAGTGATGGAACAGAAAATCCTGGCACTACAATAGGTGTTAAAGATACAGTAATAGATATAGCAGATGATACTAGTGTAGAGGTTACTTTTAGTAGTATGACAAGTGGAACAAATGCATTAGTTAAAGGAAGAATATATGCATTTAGAGTAGATACACCATCTGCTCCTAATGATGCAAATGGAACATTAGTTTTTAAATGGGATATAACAAGTTAAAAATAATGAAATTAATAATTGGATTAATAGTCAGTAACGATTATATTTAAATGGCGTGTAATATAAAAATAAAGGATTTATAATGGCATTTGGCATACAAGGAAGGCAACAAAGAGTAGGCAGTCCAGGAGTTAGCGAAACTCCTAAACCAACTCCAGAAACGCCTCAACCAACAGCTATCGATTATCTTTCAACTGGAGTCGGAGCAGCTAAAACTGCAGATGACGTTATAACTAGAGTTAAATCTAGCAGGATACAAGATTTAAAAAATAGAAATTTATTTGGAGATACTCTTCATCCAGACTTAATGGTAGATGCTGGAGGCGGAGAAGCTGCGTCTATTTTTTCTACAACTCCTAGTAAAGGATATTTTGGCGATATGTCAAAACAAGGAGTAGGAGATGTCAATAGTTTATTGCAATTAAATGATAGTTATATTCTATCAGAAAATGCATCTTATGATGATTTAAGTAAAAGATTAAACAAAGTTGGAACTTTGACTCCTACTGAAAAATCTGCTATATTAGACCAATATCATTGGAAAACAGAAGGTCCTAAATTAACAGAAGCTTTAGGAGACGAACTTTACAATCTTGAACAAGAATTTCGAGATGGTCCATTAGACATAGAAAATAATTTATTTGATGATACTATTTTAAGAGGACCAGAAAGTGCTGGCATTCCTGACGCTCAAGCTATTGGTGATGTAAATACACATATATATAAAAGCCTTCAAGATAAAGGTATTATTACTGAGGGAATGGATTTTAATGAGTCTATGGAGTTAGTTAAACAACACAGACCTCATATGTTTCCTCCAAACCAATTTACTGAAATGGTAGACAATCAACCTATATTAATGCCAAAACAAAATATTGGAAGCCCTATGCCTTATGATTTAGATAAGGGAATGAAAGATATAGTAAGAGATTCAGGTCCTGCATTTCATGCAGATTATAGTATGAGCGGAGAGCCTGTATATGAAAGTTCTATAGGTTCTTTAGTTGACAAAATTGACCCTGCAGCTTATGCTGAGTATAGAAAAAACAATCCTGTGATAGCAGATAGTTCAGGTTTCAATAGACCTGCTTATGCACCGCCTAAAGAAAGATTTGGAAGTAAGTTTGGGACAGGTGAAGGTTTAATATCTCAAATAGGAAAAGGTGGAAGCAGATGGGGTGGTAAATTTGCTACAGGAGAAGGAGCTATAGCTAGTGGTGTTAAAGGTAAAGTAACAGATATAAAAAGCACTATACAAGGGGTTAAACAAGGCTTTCAACATTTAGGCAATATAGGTCAAGGAGGATTAAAAGAAATAGGCAAACAAATAGGTTCTAAGATAGCTTCTAAATTAGGAATTAAAGCAGCTACTGGAGCAGCTACAACAGCAGCTACAGGGGCGGCAACTGCAGCAGCGACTGCAGGAACTACAGCGGCTACAACTGCCGCAGCTTCCGCTGGTGCTAGTGCTGCATCAACAGGTGTTATGGCTGCTATGGGACCTGCTGGATGGGCTATGTTAGCATTAGGTTTTTTAGGAGATAAGTTGTTTAAAAAACATACTTTTCTTGGTAAGTTATTTAGTGATGAAAGATTAAAGAAAAATATTAAATATGTAGGTAAATCAAATTCAGGTATTCCTATTGTTGATTTTGAATATAGAGATGAAATGAATATACCAGGAAGATTTAGAGGCGTTTTATCTAAAGATGTTCCACAAGCTAGAGAAGTTCATCCTTCGTATGGATTTGATGTAGTAGACTATAGTAAAATTGACGTAGAATTTAAAAGAATTAACTAGAAAGAGAGTAAATTATGGCATCGCCAAAAATGAGATTATTAGGAATCGAAGGACAACCAGGCTTACAGGCATGGGGGCTTCACCCAGGACCACAATCAGCTAGACCTGGAGAAAATCCATGGGGGAGAGGAACATTAGCTGTCCATCCTAATGTAGTTCCAGATGCGATTTTTTCAGAAGTTGGAATGCCAGGAGGTACAGGAGTTGCTGCTATAGGAGGAAGGCCTATCGTTAATGCAAATATACAGCCATTTAGCTATGATAGAGCTGTAAGTCATGGATTAAGTGGAGGTCATAGTGGATTTATTGGAATAGGTTCTAAGGCAGGTACTTATAGAGAAGGCATTCAAAAAGAAGCTGACAGGTATAGTGGGCAATTTAGACAACATTGGTATGACCCTTATATTCATGCTGCTATAGACTCACCTATAAAAGATGTTCTACAAGCTACAACTGCTCCTGCTGCAAATATACTTCCTCAAAATGTAGTTCAAGGGTATACAGGTCCTAGAGGAAGCTTTGCACATGGCGCAAAAGTTTTAGCTCCTGTTGCTTCTAATGCAGCAGTTGATGTAGGGGGTCTTGCTCAAGATTTAGAATGGGCTGAAAAAGATTATACTCAAAGTTTAGCAAATTTAGATACTCAAAGAGGATTTACAGCTGATAAAGAAGCTTTTATTGAAACAAGAAGACAAGAATATGATGAGGACATTCAAGATGTAGAAGCTGAAAAAGGAAGAAGAAGTGCAGATTTTGAAAAATCAAAAATAGCTGCGCATAAAACTAGAATGGAAGCATTAAGAGGTGGGGCTACAGCTAGAAGTGCTTTATTACTAGGTAATTTAGCTGGATATGAAAAAGCTCAAGCACCTATAGCTAGGTCTGGATTTGCTAGCTCAGGTCCTGCTCAAGCTGCATTTGAAGCATCTCAAGCTCCATTGCAAGAAAGATTAAGAGCATCTACAACAGGACAAAGAGATGTTGAAACAAAATTCCAAGATAAAATTGGAGGCTTAGAAGATAGATGGTCAGAGCAACAAGTTGGTTTTCAACAAAGAGTACAAGATATTGAAAGAATGAAAGATGATTTAGCAACAGAAGAGCTTGATATTCAACAAGAATATGCAGCGCATGACCTTGAAGAACAAAAATTAGGTAGAGGATGGAGAGATAGTAAAAGAGGATATATCAAGGGAGTGATGGACCTTTCTAAAGCAGTTGGAGAAGATATTTCTTCAGTATCTGATTGGATTGGAAGTATCACAGGAGCTCATAAAAAATTCGGAACAGCTTTAGATGAAAGTATGGTTTGGCCAGGCACAGACCAAGGTTATCGTTTTAGAATAAGAAATGAACATAAAGCCAATATAGCTGGTCAGCAAACTTTTGGCGCTCCTACAGGCGGATGGTTTAGAGAAACTGGAGGCTTGCAAGGAGTTACAGCAGGTGAAAAAGATGTTCAAGCTGCTCAAATGTTTGGAGATTATTTAGGAAGATTAACAGAAGCAGATTTTGCTAAAACAGCATTAGGTGATGATTGGCAAGATTTAGGAGTTGGTGATATTGATTATGGTGAGCTAGAAGAAGGTGGCGGTAAGCCGTAATGAGCGTAGATAGTTTAAAAGCAACGTTAGGTTTATTAGACATAATAAATAAAACATATGCTAGTGTTAATGAGAATAAAAGAATTAATGCTGAATATCAAAATTATGATGCTAAACTTAATAGCCTTGCTGGCCGTAAAGCAATAGAACAAGAAAACAAAACTATGGCAGAACTAACAGCTGCTAAAGCTTCTAATGACTTAAAAGTATCTAAAACAAATATTAAAGACAGAGTAGATGATTTAAGGCAATGGAATATTAGTTTAGATAATATAGATACTGGATTAAAGTCTCATTTAAAGACACAAGGCTTTGAAGATTTTGCCAATTTTAGTATTAATGATTTAGATGAAAATCTTACATTTGATTATCAAATAGCTAATGATTCAAAAACAACTTATGAAAATATGACTAATGCAGCAAACGCTAACGCTCAAGTTATTTCAGCTCTCGATGGTATGATGATGCAAGTTGAAGGTTTAAAAAGTGAAGTAGCTAATGTAGGATTTAATGCTGGTATTCAAGAAATACAAGATTATGCAGATTTTGAAACATATGTAAATAGCCCTGATAATGCAGCTTTATTTAAACTACCAAAATTAGACGCTAATGGTAATCCACTATATATAACTCATGATGATGGTAGTACTTCTATAGATTATAGTGAAAATAATAACTATTTAGGGGATGCATTCTTAAGAGAACAAACTGAAGTTGATAAAAATCCTATAGGTTATGTTCCTACTCAAACTGATATTAATGCTGCCATACTACAACGTGGAACTGAAGAAAAGAAACCTGAATTTACACAAGAGCAATTAGATGATATGTCTTTAATGGAAGTTAATCAAAGCTTAATAGATAATTCATTTAACCTTATAACTTCTGCAGACTTTACTAACCTACCTGATGATATGAAAAAATCAATGACAGATTTAAGTGGATTAAATATATCAACTAATTATTTATCAAAGGATGCTGGTTATAATAAAGAAGAAATATATAGTAGAGGTAAAGAACTTTACAATTTAACTGCTAAAAATATAGACACAATATTTTCTTATTTAGCTAATGATATAGACCCTGCAGGTTTTAATGTTAGAGATTGGGTTGGCAGAGGAGTTGAAAGTAATTATCCAGAAATATATAAAGCTTACGAAATGGGATTATTTGAAGGTAATTATAGACCAGGTGAAAGCGAAGCTCATATGATTGGAGGATTTGATAGTGAAGGCAGACAAACTTATCAAGGATATATTGGAGGTAAAGGTCAAGACGGATTGTTTGTATATAAAAACGATTTAGGTAATTGGACTTTTGATGAAGATAAATACAGAGCAGTAGCAGGAAAAATAGGGGATGATTCAAGTGAAGAAGTCATTAAATACTTAAGCCAAAATATATTAATGGCTAAAAAATTACAAGATGCTTCTCCATTAGATATAGGATATTTGCATTCAATGGATAGTGATGCATTTCAAAAAGCTTTAGAATATGATTTAAAACTTAAAAATGGTGAGATAGAACAGTATGAAGCTGATGCTTATTACCAAGGTATAATGAACAATAACAACAATCAAGATGTAGGTGCTATAAATGAATCGTTAAATAATATGAGCAATAATAGTAAGCTTGTTGGAAGTGAAAATATAAACATGGAAAATTCAGCTGCTATAGATTATAGCAATGTGTTAGAACCTAAAGATTATTTAACTACAACACCAGAAGAAGCATTGTTAGATTCTTTAAACTTTATTCAAAGCCAAATACCTGTACAAAATAATTTATTTACAGAAGAGCATGGAGCTTCTACGAAAGTTAATGAAAATTTAACATCAGGGCAAGCTTGGAAGCAAAAATATATGGAAGATAGAAAAAAGCCTGTTGGTAATCAGGAACAGATGAATAGGCAAGCTCAAGACCGTTATATACAAGAAAACTATCCAAATATGAAAGCATTTACTAGTGAAGATATATATAAAAAATTAGCTAATGACCCTAGATTTCAAAAATTAGATAGTTCTAAAAGAGTAGATTTAAGGTCAAATATAATAAGTGATGTTATTGATATGTATGGTAATATGCCAGAAGAAGATATACACAATTTAGATAATCTTGCTAAAATAGATAATATTATAGAAAAATTTTTGAGTGAATCTGATGCATCTAAGTATAAAAATTAATTTATAAGGGTATAGTATATGGCTGATAATTTTATTGGCTACACTTACAAAGAGTTAGCCGAGCTTTTAAGAAAAGCAAATCCAGGGATGTACAACAATACAGAAGACGTAGAGTTGGTTAACAGCTTTAAAGAATCACAACCTAATATGTTTGATTCTGTTGGTGGTTGGGATAAAGCTATTAACGAACCTGGTATATTCCCAAGAATGGGGTATAGGCTGAAAAATACATGGGACAATCTTTCACTTTTTGGATTACCTGCAGTAAAAGAAACCGTTCTTAATGCAGTAAATGTTAAACCTGACGAAGAAACAGATAAATTAATTAACACTCCAGGAAGTATTTTTTCCCCAAAAGATGTTGACCCTAATCAATTTAGACATCTTAACTCAGAAGCATGGCAAAACTTAGGTCAAGAACATTATGTTCCTTCTAGCATTCCTTACAGAGATGAAAATTTATCTGTAAAATATAAAACAAATGGCCCTCATTTTAGTATGCATAGTAATGAATTTAATACTTATGGATTAGATAATGTTGCATTAAACAATTACTGGGCAAATAAAGAAAATAATTACAACATGTCAGATGCATTAAATGGGCTAGAACAACAAAAAAATACAATAAGAAAAATGAATGTTAATCCTGAAAGTCCTCAATTTAAATTATGGGCATCATCTGCTATGGCTTTAGAAGATATACATAAACAAACTGAATCTATAGATGAGCAAGGAAGATATATTTCTAATGGATTAGGAGAACCTTTATTAGTTGAAGGTATGATAGAAACTAATGAAAGAAACTTTGCTAATTTAGTTTTAGGGCCTGATGCAAGTGTAGATGAAAAAGAAAATTATATTAATTCTTTATCTTATCATAGATGGTCTAATAAAAACAAAAAAGGAAGAAAAGACATTATAGATGAAGATGGTTTTGGATTTGATAAAGCTTTAGAAGAGTTTGATAAAAAACTAGAAGATGATATGGCTTATAAAGCTTGGTATCAATATACTCAATCAAGTGGTAGTGTTTGGGATAGAATGGAACACAACGGAATTAAAGAATTAGCCCCATCTTTTGTTGATGCTTTAAGCAGTATGCTTCCTGGTATTGCAACTGCAATAACTTTAGGAGGAACAAATTTACTTGCTAGAAGAGCTGGATTGCCTGGAATTCCTTTACCTGTTATAACTGAAGCTACTATGCAAATGTTAACATTACAAGACCATATTGGGTCTTCTAAAGAAGCAATACAACATTTAACTAAATCAAGCGTAATAACTCCAAATCAATATGAAAAAGAAATAGCTGAATATGAAAAAGAATTAAGAGATAAAAAGATAACAGGTATTGCATTAAACAATATATTAAGTGAATGGAAAAACAGAACCTATTCTCAAGATGAAAATGGCAATATTCTCAAACAAGGTATTAGTACTGAAGATGCATTATATACTACATATGCAAGTAGAGTTGGTTCAAGTATTTTTACATATGCAGTAGAAAAAAAATTAGGGTTTGGAAGACTTATGAAGCAGTATGGAAATCCTGGTAGAAAATATGTAGGTAAAACTTTTGGAGAGAATTTCCAGAATAATCTTAAAGATAGAATTCAAAAAATACCTGGAGCTAATAATATATTTAAGTCTAGCTCTGCTCATATATCAGTATTTAAACCTATTTTAAAAAATACAGCTGAACAATCTCTTGAAGAAGGTGTTCAAACTGTAGGACAAACATGGTTTCAATCTTCTAGTTCACCTTTAGGATATAAAGAAGAAAGCTATACTGACTTAATTGATTGGAATGAAATATCTGAAGCTATGTTAGGAGGTGCTTTATTAGGAGGTGGATTAAGTACTGTTGGAAGTACTTTTAGTAATACAGAACTATCAGAAAGATTTGCTAACTGGAAAGTAAGTAAAATGCCTTATGATTTCTTTCAAAATACTGTTCAAAAATTAGACAATGGTAATTATGGTATTTTTATTAAAAGCCCTACGTTTAAAACGGATGAGGGTGGAGCTGTAATATATGATGATGATGGAAAAATTCAAATTGAAGGTGAAGACTCTAAACAAATACCTGGTGAAGATATGGAGTTTTCAACTTTTAGAGAAGCCTTTGCTGTTGCTGAAGCTCAAAACAATGACGTTAAAAGACAGTTTGGAAAGCTTGCTGCAAAAGAAGGCTTGTATAACGATTGGGCTAATGCTAAAACTAAAATTAAAAAGATAAGTGAAGATAGTTGGACTGTTGATGTGCTGTCAGAAACAGGAAATGTTTTAAAAACTGTAACTTTTAATAATAAAAATCAAGCTCAAAATTTTAAATCAAAACAAGAAAGCTTTATCGCAGATGTTGAGCTAGATATTGAAGAAGCTGAAACTACAAAAAAAGATAATGAAATTGTTGTTAACAATATCGTAACTGAAGATGACCAAGGTAATGTTATTTCAGTAAATGATGACTTGTTATTTTTAGCTGGAAACTTTGGAGGAAGGCTTACAGGTAAAGCAAGAGATGCATGGGAAGAATATCTGTCTGTGAATGAAGTTCAAAACGAAAAGGATGTATCTAATCCTGACAAGGTTCTTGATATAATTAAAAGACATGGTTGGGATGCTTTAAATGCATTAAAGATGGATAAGCCTACGTTCATGGAGAACTTAACAGATTGGGAATATGATGAGCTTTTTCCAGAAGCTTACAATGAAATAGATAATATACTTACTGTCCCTACTGAACAAGAAACAACTTTAGATGAAGATACAGAAGTAAGAGATGATGACAGCGCTGGAATAGGAAGAGAAGATAGAGACATTATTGATTTAGAAGATGATGTAGTAGCTATTGATGATGATATCGAAATTACCCCTGAAGAAGAAAGCAAATATGACTTAGAAGTAGATGAAAGCTTTTCTGATTTAACTGATGAAGACTTAAGAGAAGAGTATCTAAAATCTAAAGTAAAAGGAGATGTTGAATCTGCATTAAAAACTACTAATCTTAGAACAGAATTAAAAGCTAGAGGATTGTCTGTTCCTAGAGTTACTAAAAAGGTAAAAGAAAGATTAGAAACTGAAGCTGTTGATACAAGAAGGCCAGAAGAAGTTTTTGATGCATTTGAAACTGATGAACAAAAAGCAGGGAAAAAATTTGCTCAAGAATTTTTAAACAATAACAAAGGCAGTGCATTAGGTTTAATGCAAGATTTAGATTCAAAATTAACTAATGAATTAAAAAGAGATAAAATTTCTAAAGAATTTTTTGATGCTGCTAAAAAAGAAATGAAAAGACTTGCTGAAAAAGAAAAGCAAGATGAGAAAGCTGGATTGAAATTACGCATTAAGGTTAATGCAAGTAAACAAGAAGAATTATTTGAAAAAGAACCAACTGGATATGAAAATCTTAAAGATGACGAACTAATTGCTAAGTTAAAAGAATTTAGAAAAAAAGTTGATGTTACATCTGCGGTAGAATCTACTCAAGTTTTAATAGAATTAAAAAGAAGGGGCATACCTGTTCCTAAAAAAGATGCTAAGCAAATAATAGATGAACAAGCACAAAGAGATAGGGAAGATGTCTTAGATTCAAAAGAAAGAAAAAGAGAAGAAAGAGAAAAGTTTGTAGATGATACTGTTGATTTCTTAAAAGAAAAGTTTATAGGACCTGATGGAAAGCCTTTATTTAATATCGTTAAATTAAATGAGACTGAACAAGACTTACCTGAAAATAAATGGAAAGGAAGATGGGAAGAAGAAACTAATACTATGTATCTTAACCCTAAGTATTTTGATAGAGATACTGCATTGCATGAATTTGCTCATCCTTTTATAAGAGCTATAGCTAACTCAAAAGGTGGGGTTGATATAATAAACAGTATATATGATGAAGTAGTTAAGGCTGATAAAGACGGTGAATTATATGACATAGTTATGAAAGGTTATGTAGAGACAGGAGATTTTGAAGAAGGTAGTTATGAATTTAAAGAAGAGCTAATAGCATGGGCTTTAGGTAGAGCAGCAAAAAATATTAAGGTTCAATCTCAAGAAGCACAATCTAAGAATAAACTAATTATTGCACTTAAAAAGTTTTGGAAAGCTTTAAAAGAAATTGTATTTGGAAAAGATGCACCTTTATATCATGAGCTATACAACTTTGTTAAAGATGGTGTTACTTTTGATGATATGGTAAGTTTTCTTGCTGATTCTCCTGACAAAATATCTATTCAAGACTTAAGTGTATTGTCTCTTGAAAAAGCAAATTCTCGTAAAGGTTTTGAGTTAATTGAATCAAATCCTATAGAAGATAATGTAGCAAGAGATTTTAATCAAAATTATCTATTACCAGCTGTGCAAAATGAAGTTTTACCTGCTGTTATTTCTATCTCAAAGACTACTAATAAATCTAAAAGAAAATTAAAAATAAGCAAATTTCGTAGTTCAGTAATAGAAAATTTACGTAAAAAATTTAATATCCCTAAAAATTTAAATCTTGATGAATATGAAAAAGAATCTGTAGCAAGAACTTATTCATTTGATGGTGCACAAGGTGAATCAAATGCTTTAGGTATTTCTAAAGCAATAACTAATTGGGTTACTGATTTGCAAGTTGAGCCTCTTACTGATTTTAATATTATTACAGACATGGAACTTGCAAGTATGTCAAAAGAATTAGCTGAAGAAATTAATAAAATAGGTATGTATGTTTTAAATCAAGTTAGATTTAAATATCAATTTGTAAATATTTTAGGTAGTGTAGAAAATTGGAGCAAAGAATCTATAAATAAAAAATTAAATGCTAAAAAAACAATGCTACCTGCAGCAGAAAAAAGAGCCATAAAACAATGGATGAAACAAAATATAGATTTAAAAGATAACAATATTGTGCTTGCTCAAAGCTTAATAGAGAGCTATAAAGCTTTTGTAAATAAAAAATACCCTATATACACAGGTATACAAATAAAACAAGATAGTCCTAATGATTATATACATATAGATAGTTCTTTAAGAGGAGACCTTGACACAAGAGCCATATCAGCTTCAGCTGAAGAAGATGTGTTGATGGACCCAGAATTTGCTCCGTATGTTGGAGTTCCTTCAGAAAGAATTATGTTCTTTACATCTCCACATAGCACAGTTCAAACTCATAGGCCTCATTATGCTGATTTTCCAGGAACTGATAAATCTGTAGGAGCAACTGGCTGGTATAGAGTATCTTCTGTTCCAGGATATGATGATATATTTGCATCTATGGAATACCAAAGCGACTATTTTAAAAATATCTACAGAAATCACGGAGATGTAATTAGCTTTATAAAAGACCCTGAAAAATTTATAGAATCTAAAATGATAAAACTAGAAGATACAAATCAATATATTTATAGCAGAATGGCTTTTAATGAAATGTTTTCAAATGTATGGAATGGTGTTTATAATAATATATATAAAGATAAAGAATCAGATATGTTACTTAACCTTCCAGATAATATGAAGAAATTTAAAGTTAAATATAAAGGTAAATTTCTTAAAATGTTGTATGATAATGTTTATAAAACTAATACTGATTATAATGAATTTTTAAAAATGGTTAATAAAGAGACTCAAGATGTTCTTTTGCATAGTTTATTTAGTGAAGACATTTCTAGAGCTTTTTCAGTAGAATTTATAAAGCTTATTGAAAAAGGAAAGTCTGTAGAATCTGCTTGGAATATTATTTCTAATATAATTGAAAATGAAATGATTGAAAGTGTAGAGACAACACATACTCTTGTAGAGAATGACAAATCTCTTATAAAAACATATTTTACAAATGCACTTAGCCCAGATATAGACAATCCTATGCTTACCAGTAAAGAAGAACGTCAAGCACTATTTAATGAAGGTATAAAAACTGCTGATTATTTAATAAAACTTTTTGAAACTGGAGTTATAAATGACCAATTAGAATATCATTATAAAAGTTTTTTATCTCAACTTATTAGAAAAAGTGTAGCGCAAAATAGTTATGCATATAGTAAAATTAAAAATAAAAATAAAATTGCCTCTACATTAAAAGAAAATTATGAAAAAGGCTTAGTGACAACTGAAGATATGTTAAATAAAGTTTTATCTATAATTGATTCTAATGAACCAGGAATGCTTGATGTTATTGTTCAGATGCATTCTGTAGAAAAGTCTTTCCATAAAATAAGAGTATTGCATTCAATACAAAATATGGTAGCAAGACAAAAACCTAATTCAACAAGCCCTGTTTACATATCTTTAGGTGCAGCAAATGCATTGCAACAAACACCAGGCTTTGCTAGTGATGTTACACACCCCTCGTATAGTTTTTATGCAACTAAAAATGAAAATGCATGGAACAATATATTAAATTTATTAGATGAACAAAACAAAGAAGATGGTAATATAGTAAAAGAATCTATTAATCTTATAATTCAAAAATTAGGAGATTTATGGAATAATAAAGATGGAATATCTAACGAAGAATTTATGAACTTTTTTAGTAGAGCTGTTAATCAAGGTAATATGTGGTATGGTAAGTCTTCTGATATGGTTGCTATGCAAGATTTTATCATTAAAGAAATGGTTGTAGAAGATAAGAAATTAAAAGGAAGAGATTCAAGTTTCTTTAAAGAATCTAGAAAGGTTTTAAATGAACTACAAAATGCAGGTTTAATTTCTTGGAAAGTAGTTACTCCTGAATGGGGTCGAGCTTCTTTTATAGAAATAACTCCCTTAAATAGACCAAAGCTGTTAGGTTACAAAGGTTCAAGATTTCAAAAGGTATTAGATTCTGAATCTATAGATTTAACAAAACCTAATGAAGAAGGAGGCGTTTATGACAAGGTTAATAAAAGAATTAGCTATCAAAAAATAGATGACCCTAGGTTGGCTAGAAATGCTGCAATAAATCATATATTTAAAGAAGCATGGATAGATATTAATAGAGTTGAAAAACAAGCTAGAGGATTTAACACTATTATAAATCCTGATAGTTTTAGAATTGCTATGCTTGAAACATTACCTACGCAAGAATTAAAAGACAGGTTTGTTAAATGGTACCAAGTTAATATAATAGGTAAATATACTGGACTAAAATATACACAAGAATCTATAGGTAAAGATGTTAAGGATTTACTACCTCCAGATAATACTCAAGATGCTATAGTTGATTTCTTTAATGACCCTGACATAAGAGAAGGTATGCATGAAATAGCAGAAAAAAATGAATCAGATGAAAGAGAAATAAATGCCAATGAATATTCTTATGATAGAGAGTTTGGTAAGCATGTAGAAAAAGATGATGCTGTTGATTTTAACAATAAAGCATATGAAATTATGAAAGACCCTAATATTCCTGTTGATAAATGGCTTCAAACTTGGGTTAGTTATGTTTCTAAAAAAATTAGTAAACGTTCTTATACTATTGACCAACAATTAAATCAAATGAAAAAATTCAATAGACTGTACAGCAATATAGCTGTTAATACAGAAAATGGTAATTATAATGAAAGAAATCAATTTTATGCTGTAATAAAACAAACAGACGAAGATGGTAATATAGTAGAAATAGACATACAATTAAAAGGACCTGATAATATAACAGCTAATGGTAGTACTAATTCTAATAAATCAAAAATAACTCCATTTGAAATGAACAATAAAAAAGGTGTTTTTTCATGGATTGATGGTAGTGATTTCTTAACTTCTCAAAATGTTAAAGATAACTTAGGTAGATTTGTAGAAGAAACATACGAAGATAGAAGTGGAATCATACAAACAAAAAGAAAGAAAGAATTAAAACCAAGATATGAATTTTTTAATGCTCAAGAATTAGAAGTCTTAGAAACTGCATTAAATAAAATGGGCTTTACAATAGCTTTATCAAGAGGCGATTCTTCTAAGTTAGGCATTGTAAGTATAGACACATCTCATTTAAAAGAAGCTAGTAGTGCACAAGCAGCTTTAAATTATTTTAGAAAAGAAATAGAAAATGGTTCTATTCCTATGGGAGAATGGTCTGTGGATGATGGTATAATGAAGAATCCACATGTAGCTAATATGATGAAAGGCAATGTAGCTGCTAACATAGCTGTGCATGAAGCATTTAAAAAAGTATTTCCTAATTACTTAAGTATAAACGCTGCAACATTTGCTAAAAGAATCAAATTACCTTTTACTCCAATGACTATAAGCCCAACTATGCCTAACGTTACTATGTATATAGCTAATAAAGAAAATTTAGTATTTAAATATAGAGATAAAGAAATACCAGGCTTTCAAACTGTACAAGGAGTAGACAATCTTTATATAGGAGATGGCGGAAGTATTACTGCTAAACAATTATTTGAAAAATTTGAAAACCATCATGGTTTAATTAAAGGTCAAGCTAAAGCTAAAACTGTTATATATAGAAATCAAAACGATGAAGGTATTGCAGTAAAACATCAGCATTATCAACCAGAATCTTTTATAGAAATATGGGAGGGAGATACTTTATTAGCAAAGGTAGATAAAAAGGGTAATTTTACTGAAGGAAAAGCAGCTGGTTTAGATATGATAATCACAGACGATGAAGCTAAATGGATGTATGGAGCTGACATTAATGTAGGTAATGTGGTAGAAGTAAGTGGTCAAGATATAGGTTTTACTAAGTATTCTGATAAGAAAAAACCTCAAAAATCAAATCATTTAATGCAATGGTATAGTTTTGTTTATGAGCCAGAAATGATACAAGCATTTAAAGATTATATGCTGCAAGATGTTAAAAATAAATTTAAAGAAGCTTACAGACCTTTTGCTGAGCCTACTAAAAAAAGTTCTCAAAAAGCTATAAAAGATATTATAAGTAAAATTGATTCTAATGATGCAGAAGGATTTAGAAATACCTTAGTAGAATTAAATAACTTAGGAGTTATATGGCAAATAGAACCTATGTTAAATGTATTATACCAAAATAAAGTTTTAAATCCTAAATTAAGAATGAAAGAACAGCCAGGAACTAAAGCTGATTTAGCTCCTAATTTAAGAGGAGATTTAAATCCTGGAGAAGCAGCTTTATCTAAGGAAAATGCAGATGAAGTTTATTTAAAGTATGCTGCAGTAAAAGATTTAACATTAGCACAAGCTAAAACAACAAAATTAAGTGTAATTAACGATTGGTTAAAAGAAACTCCTGTTAATATGTTTATTGCCAGAACCCCTGTTCCTCACGTTGGTGGCACTATGTTAATAAGAATTAAAAGATTACATGACAGAAAAGGCTTAGTAGAGCTTCATCCGTATGATGTATTTGCTAGATTAGAAGGTGACTATGATGGTGACTGGATTACTATGGAATCATTACCTTGGTTTTATGAAAACGGTCAATTCATATCTCCTATGGAAAATTCTATTGCAAGATTTTTTGAAGGTAAAGATGTAAAAGGTATTAATTTAGGTGAATTTGATAATTCTATGGGCGAATTACAAATGTCAAATAGATTTGATAGATACGAATTAATAGAAGCTATGACTTATAATAAACAAGGAGAAGTAGCAAATATAATTAATGTATATGGAACGTTAGTAAATACTGTAAATAGTATAGAGATTAGTGGAAGAAAAATACTTATTAAACCACCTAATGAAAAAAGAAGATGGGGAGCTAAAGTTAAAAGAAAACCAGTAGTAAAAAGTATGGGAGAAATATTAAGATACTACATGCAAGCTTCAGTAGATAATGCTAAATATATGTTGCTTTCAGAATGGGGTTACACTCAAGACATGGTAACAAGAGCTTTATTTAAATATGAAAATGGACAAACTATATCTGAAGATGATTATGAATCTTTAAAACCTCTTATTAAGTTTTTAAAATCAGCTACTAATATTATGAGAGGACAAGATTTTACATTAGGGAAATATAATACAGCTAAAACTATTGCATTAAGTGGTGAGTATTATGCATTTACTCAAAATAAAAATAGTTACGTTAAAGAAAATATAGGAGAAATAAATTATGATACAGGAGAGCTTATTCCTTCAATGAGTCATGTTAATATTGATTTTAAGAATACAATTTCTCCAGTTGAAGAAATAGCTATACTTCCATATGTTGAATTTGAAATATGGCAAAATAAATTTGATATTATAGGTGCTCACGAATGGCCAGGAGGTATTCATTACAACGTTCATAGAAATGCACATATAGATGGTTTAAATTTTATTAATGATAAACCTATGTTTGATGAATTTTTTCAAAATGCTATATCAAAAGATAGAAAAGAAAATATTGTAGGGCAAATAGAAGTTAATAAAAAATGGGGAAATATTGAATTTAAAAGTGAAAGCGATTGGGCTCTTAGACAATGGAAATTTGGAGAAGCTTACACAGATTTAATGGCTTTTAAATGGTACAATCTTATGAATTATGCTGAATTAAATGGTAAGCCTAATTTCATGGAACAAAATCAGAAAGCTTTAGAGTTTAAAACAGAATTTAACAAAAGATATAAAAAACTTTCTAGTGTTTCTAAAATGGCAGCAACTTACTCTTTTCTTAATGGTGCAGTTTTAACTATGCAGGAACAACATTCTAAAGCTCCTAAATGGTTTCCTCCATCAAGTGATAAAGCAGTAGAATTTCAATTGCTTGAAGAAAATATTTTAAGTAATTTTGTAGATGTTTATAATGATAATGTTGGTAAAAATAGAAATATGAACAGTCGATTTGATAATGTTATAGATTTAATGTATAAACAATATATAAAGGAAAGCTGTGGCTAATACAAAATGTAGTATATTAAGAGAAGGGGCTGAAATAAATAAACAGCTTGACGATGCTGTATTAGAAGCTCAGATTGATGAGGCTAATTTATTAGGCGTTGAGGAAATAAATCAACTTATACAAGATAACTTATTAGAAAAAGCAATAAAAGTAGGAAAAGAAAAAGGTATTGATGTAGGAGAAGATACTGAAGAAATAGAAGAAGCTGTAAGGTATTTAGTAGGAGAGTTAGTTCCAGAAGAAAAGATAGACAAAGTAGTAAAAAAGAATTATGGAGAAGCTGGAGATAGGTATTTATTAGCTACTAAAATAAATGCTTTAGTTAATGGAAATCCTATTATAGGTCAAATGGTTCATGAAATGATTTTACAATTTATGCCTTCTGGTAATATTTCATCATCAACATCTCAATGGGTTAAAGGGGAGCAAATAAATGTTCCAAATTTTGCAGGCATTAATAAAAACCTTACCCCTGAACAACAATTATTAAGAACTTTAAAAGTTCAAGAAATAGGTACATTAAAAGTTATATATAACGAAGCATTAAACATGGCTACTGCAGGAACTGGAGAAAGCTGGGCAAAAGGAGTTATAGGTAAAATAGTATCTAAATTCTATAATCCTAAAGAAAAAGGTAAAACAGAACGTAGTGGTGCATGGATGAAATTTACAAGTCATGCAACTCGTTATTTTAATAATATAGAAAAAAATATAGAATACTTTCTTAAAGATAGAAAAGTAAAACAGCCAGATGGTTCTCAAAAAACATTTAAAGGAATGGACAATGTTTTAAGAGATGTTAATACATTATCTGAAAAAGTAAATATCAAGGTTCATAAAAACGATTTAAGAACAAAAGGTGAATTATTTACTGAGTTTTTTGTAATGAATATGACTGGAGAAATTTATTTTGATAAAAAAACCAATAAATTTATGATACATCAAGATTATGGCCCGTTAAGAGATGCAGATAATAAGGTTAGATTATGGCCTGATGAAACTATAATGCATGGTTTTTCAAATCCTATAGAACTTTCAAAATATAGAAATGGATTATATTCTGTAAAATTTAAAACTAAATCTCAATTCAATTCTTTTACCAAATTAAAAAATGATGCTACAAAAGTTAATGAAAGAGTATTTAAAGAGACTAGAAAGAACTATGAAAATTCAGTAAAACTATTAAAAAAAGCAATAAAAAAACATTTTGTTGGCTTACCTGATGCTCAAATAGAGTTGTTGTTTTTTGAAGACTGGAAAGTAAAACAACATAAAGAGCTTTTAAATGAACTAAAAGATTTAGATAAAAAAACAGGCACTAAATATATTAATACATATAATCTTTTTAAAGATACTTTCGGAAATATAGCAAGTGTTAATCTTTATTTAAATAGAGTTAATGAATCTCAAGGCAAGGGACAAAGAAAACATTACTGGCCTACTATATATCCTATACAAACTATGACTATAATGTGGGATTCTTATATTGTAGACATGCAAAGAGAACTTAAAATAGCAAAAGATAATTTAGAAAACTTTAGAAAAGGCGAATACGATAAATTAATAGCTAAGAAAAAATTAAACCGTAAAGAGTTTAAAAAAGACTTAAAAAAAGAAGTAGCTAAATATAATTCAATAGTTGATAGAGCTATAGAAATAAAAGACAATAGAGAAAATAAATATAAAGAAGATACTTTATCTGCTAGAGAGATACCTTTTGCTAGAGACCACAGACATTTAAAATCTATAACAAATGCTTTTGATATTAGATTAGGCAGAAAAGACGGGGCAGTATATAGAGATTATTTAATGCAAATAATGAGTTCTATAGAAAGAAATCTTTTTACAGTATCATTGTTAGATAGTATAAATATTGCTCAATCTGATGTTGTTGTTCGAGCATTGGTAAATTATTATAAGGTTCCTTTTGCTGACCCTAGTGTGGAGGGTGGAATAATAACTTCAAGTGATGAATCTGTGTCAGCTATGTTAAATAAAGTTGGTATCAAAATATCACCTGAAATTTTAAATAGATTTAACAGAAGAATTAATAAATGGTTAACAGCTTCTAAATTAGGCGGAATAAGTACATCAATATTAAATAGAAGTGCTATTGTACACAATATATTAGATAGAAATAGGCAGGAAACTTCTAGAGCTAAACAAGTTCTTTCAAATAACAGAGAAGAAGTTGAAGAATTTTTAACAAAAATTAATATAGCTGCATTCCAAGATTTTTTTAGTTCAAATTTAATTAATGGTAAAGCAGGAATTGAATTAGATAATGCTACTATAGGCAAAATATATATGATTATGCTTAATTATCCAGAATCAAAACAAAGATTTAAAAACATGGGTATTTCTAAGCTAAAAGATTTTCTAATTAAAAACAAAGTTTCTGAAACTAAAATAAAAGCATGGGCTAAAGATAAAAAAGCATTAAATATATTGTCAGAAAAAGCTTCTGCTATACAAATGCAAAAAGAATTTTCTAAAGTTCTTGAATTGTCTCCTATGTATAATTTAAAAATAAAAAGTATTATGAGTCAAAATGCTTCTAAAGAAAGATTAAAAATTATAGCTCAATCTAAAAAAGATACAATGCTAAATAAGTTTGTAGGCTTTGCTATTACTCAAGAATACGAATTAAATAGATATGCAAATATGTTCAATTGGCAATGGACTTTACCTTCTAAAATATATAAATCTACAGGAGATTGGTTTAGCTTTTTAGGAAGTGTTAGGAAATCAGTGAAAATGACAATGAGCGATAGTGAAGCTTATATTAGAAGTATATCTGCAATATCTGGAATATTAAAAGCTCAAGAATTAGGCTTTCTAAGAAATGATATAAACTTTTGGGAGTTTCAAGGTAAGGATTTAGAAGCTGCATCTGAAATAGGAAACTTATTAGCAGACTTTACTAATATGGGATTATCTACTACAGATATGGCTCAAATAGGATGGGGTGGATTTGGTAGTATACAGCAAAAATTTAATATATGGGCTCATCAAAGAAGAGGCAGAGAAGCTAATATTGCAAAGTATGCATATATAGCTGCTCAGGAATTAAAAGATTTAGGTCAAACTAAGTTTTTTGATGGTAAAGCATTATCTAAAATGATTTTACAAGCAGTTAAAGGAAACTTACCTTTTGTTGGTGAAAGATTAAATACGATGAATGCAACACAAAAACACCAGGCTCATTTAATGAAATTTATATATACGGGAGTTATGCCTGCAGTATTACTTGACCTTGTTATATGGGGACCACTAGGAAATATAGCAGGGTTTGCTCTTTTAAACAGGGTAGTTAGAGTAGCAGGATTTGAACAAGTGTTAAAAGGATTACCTTCAGCTAACGCTAGATTGCTATCTCTTCCTATAGGATTAGCAATAAAATTTGCTTTAGGAATGTTAGATGGAGATGACGAAGAAGAAGAATTAGGTAACTTCTTTCGTTATTATTTAAGAGAATTACCAGGAACAGGTTTTGGTATAAGCTGGTCCTTTGACCAAATATTATTACTTTATCATATTTTCTCTGAAAACAACGTAGAAGCTGTTAAAGTTGGTGTTGATGCTGTTATAGGCCCTATTTCTCCATTACCTACAGTAACTAAAACAATAAGAGGGGCAGCTATTCAAGCTATAGATGATTAACAAATTACCTTATTAGAAAAATAAAACTTCTTACACATTAACTTGCATATAGACGTTTTATTAAAATAATTTAAATCTTCGTATGTATCATCTCCTAATATTTCTTCAATTAAAAAATCAACAACGTTATTATTTATAGTATCTTTAAGACTCATTTGTTTCTCCTATAATCTTTAAAAATTCTTCTAGCTCTAAAGCTATATATGTTTTGGTTCTATTTCTTTTAAATACAACAGCAGGTGTATAATTACCACAATTATCTTCAGCTTGAGACAGCGATTCCCATATATTTAACCTCTCTTGATTTTTACATTCAAAGCTAAACGGTATTAAATCTCTGGCTGCAGGAGAGAGAATGATGTCTTCACCAGACTCTCCCATTACAGCAGTCTTTACATCACCTTCCCTTAAACTAGGAAAGTAATCATGAATCTTGTCTCTTAGAAAATTCTGTAGGCGTCTTCCCTTGCCCTTCCTTGACGATGGTTTCATAAAGTCCTCTATTTTTTATTAGTTTTAGAACTGTTTCTAACGATTTAGTTCTTTGTTCCCTAATAAAATTTACTAACTCTTTTACCACATTGTCAAGCTCTTCTTGTTTAGAATGTCTAGCATATTCTATAAGATGAGCAGCTTTTTCTTCAAGACTATCATTACTAAGCATCGAAGTCTCCTATTATGATTGGAACTTTTTCTTTTGTTAAGCGTTTAAAGCCTAAATCTTTTGTATTCATAGCATATTTATGAACATCGCTTTTTATAGCCTCACATACATGGTCTAATGCAGCTTCGTTCATTTGTATACCGTACTTTAAAAAAGTTTTTCTAATATACTTCTTTGATAACAACATATCTTCCTCTATTATTATTTTCATTATAGACCTATCCTTGTTCTAATTCTTTTAAACAAAGATTCCATTTCAGACATTCTTTGGTTAAGGTCTAGTATTATATCTTTTAAATCATGAGCAAGTTTAATAAACTCTTCATTTTTTTCTTGCTTTTTTACTTCTTTTTTGGTTGTTTTTTTCTGGGATACCATATCCATACTCCTTCATTTGTTTTACTGATACACGTTTTATAGTTTCATTCATTAAAGCTTCAAAGCTTACTGGCTCTATAGCTTTTTCTTTATAGCCACATTTAGGACATTTTTTCATTATTACTCCATTTAAGTTTATACTGTAGCATCTTTTTCTTTCCGAACTTTTTTAGTTGATGCTCCATCATTCTTATCCAAATGTCCTTCTTTTCGTGCATTTTCTTCCTCCTCGCTTAATTTATGAAGATTTTTTTGTTTTTCTAAATAATTTTTAAAATCTGACTCATCACCTTTATATTTTATATAACTAGATAAAGCCACTCCTACGCTATCTAACATTCTCATTGTAAAATTAAGTTGAGAAGTTAGTATTTTTTGAGTTTCGTTTAACTCTTTTATTGTTGGTTTTTTTGCCATTCTATTCTCCTTATTGTTATGAAAGCCTGCCCCCTAGAAAGGGAAGGGACAGGCCTTCGCTTCGGCGTTCCTCCGTTAATTAAGACGCTGCATTCAAGAATGTATCAGTTATACGCTGATTATGCTCGAATGACGCCATAGTTGGTTTCTCATCATGCCATAGAACGTTAGTGCATGAATTGTAGAAATCCCATACTCTTGCTTCGTTATCATGAATTGCTTCTAGATTACTATGTAAGAAATTAGAACTAATTTTACCCCATAATGTTACAGGAATGTCATTTAATTCATGGTTTCTTATATTAGCTAGAGTGTTTAAATTGCATGGTGTTTCTACCATTTTTCTCATTTTACTAACAACTGTTTCAATGTCTGGTCCACAATTGTCTACTACTTTTGCAGCTTTAATAATCTGCTCCTCATAATCTTCTGATGTTTTATCGTGCTTAAACTTCATTAGATTCATGTAATCTTTTGTTATCATACCATTGGTACATAATAATCTTACGAGGAACGTTCTAAACTGCAGGGATGTAGAGCCATCATAGCTATTCCAAAAACCCATACCTAATGCAATATCATCACCTTCTGTTACTGCTACTTTATCTGATTTACATTGCATGAAATAACCGAATCTTCTACCATCAAAGAACTCTCTAGAGAATTCCCATTCCATGTTAGATTCTGTAGCTATTTGTTGAGCTAAGTCTCTTACATCAGCATTAGGAACAAGCAAGTAATTACTTCCCACAACACCTGCTTCTTTCCATAGCTGTCTACCTTTATTATCTTCATGCTTTCTTTGCACTGCAAAAGCAGAAGACTGGATGCCTTCAAAATCTAAAGGCACTTTTCTGATTTCTCCATAAGGATGTATCATTTTAACCCCCTGACGTGTTTATTTTTCTTTAGTCTTACTCCTGGAATCTCTTTACCTTCTTTAAGTTCATCCAGCAGCCTTCTTTTATCCAGCCTGGTTTCAATCTTTTCAACATAATATTCTTGAGGTATTTTAGTTTCATCAATAATTTCAACTTTACCCATTTCCATTATTTTAATTGGATTGAATTCATCATGTGCTGGAAGCTGTCCACTTACTTTATAAGATTCGATAACAAGACTCTTTAACTTTTCTTGAGTATATTTAAGCTTTTTCATTACTCCATCAGCTTTGTTTTTATACTCTTTAGCTAAAGCAATCTTGCTATCAATATTTTTATAAAACCAGTAAACACCATTTTCCTTCTCATGTAATTCAGTATGTAATGCATCTAGTTGTTCATCTATTTCTTGTTCAGAAAGTTCAAAACTATTTTGCACTAACATAATATCATTACTTATTTGATTTAATGTTCTTTTAGACATTCTTTTCTCCTGGTAATTCGATGTTTAAACCATTTACTTTAAGAAGAACATCAAGATGCCCTCTTTCTCTATTAGCTTCAGTCTTGATAATCATAGTACTTACGTTACCTTCATCGTCTTTAGCTGTTGTTAAAGAAAGAATCTTGCTTGCATTATATGCTATTCTAAATGAACCTCTAACAGATGATATATTCATACCTTCTGTCATAGCTTGTTTAGTAATTTCACATATTGCAATAACTACAACGTTGTTTTTAATTGCTGCTTCTGTTAAAGCACCTGATATTTCTTCCATCTTTAGATTTAAGTCTCTATGTTTGGAAAGTAATAAACCCATATGGTCTACTACTACTATCTCTGGCTTATTAGGAAGAATACTTAATTTCTTCTCTAATTCAACAGCAAAGCATGGCTGATAGTCCATACTCAACCACTTAAACTTATTAGCTAGTCTATAGTTATTACTAGCATAATGTTGTTTTAGTTGTTCTTCAGTCCACTTCTCTTCAATTTGTATGAAACGTTGATATATTTGTCTTGGGCTCATTTCCATTTCTAAGAAATAAGTATTCTTTTTTAATGAATTAACCCAATTTTGTATCAACATAGTCTTCATAGATTTAGGTGGTGCTTGAATTACTACTAATTCTCCAGGATATACAGGAAAGTCCTTGCCATATAAGGCACCTAAATTAATAGGCTTCTGGTCTCCTTTAAGCCAGCTGATTAGATTGTCTTCCATATCATCTGCACTCATTATACCTTGAGATTTCTTAGCTTTAAATAATGTACAAGTTGAATTACAATGTTTGTCCATTACTTTATCATTACAACCATATCTATAACCTTGACCGTTATGTCCTTTATAACAATCACTTATTAGTCTATGCATTTCATCTTCTTTAAAGGGATTCTCTAAAGTAGTTACTCTTTTTCTCCAATCTTCCATTATAATCCTTACTACGTGTTCAGGATATCTCCATCTTAACCACGCACCCAGTCGCAATGCCGTTGCATGTCTTCCACCGTAGGAAGAGCCTTTAAGCATAGTCTGGATGCATGGATAAAGCATTGGGTCAGGTTCGCTACCTACAGTATCTTTATACTTATAAGTTTGCTTTTTAACCTCACGTTCTGTTACGTCAAATGCAGGCTCACATTGTAAGATTGGTATTTTTTCTTGCCTTGGTTTGTTAGCTAGTGTCTGTATTCCTAAAGCACTAAGATTTTGTAACTCTTCATGTGTTATATACACTTTCCATAGCCTAGACTTGGAATTAAGAGTATTATTTAATCTTATTATTCTAGTTTTGTCAGTTACAGACACATCAGCATATTTATATATACCTTTTTTATCAAGCTCATCTTTAACATTTAAATGTAAATTAACACTTGGTTTCCATTTAAAAGCTGTATCTGGTATACCTATGTGAAATCCTCTTCCGCTAAAATATATATTAGTAGGTACTTTAAGACTTTCTAATACATTAACTAATTTAATAGTTTTATCTTGAGCTTCTTCAACTTCACTACCATCTACATCTAAGATGAATTCTCTTGGCATATATATTACTCCGTTAAAACCTGACAAAGTTTTATTCTTATCGAAGTATTTAATTACTGAATCATCGTAACCATATAAAGAGAGAAATGTATCCTTAGCAACATTTTCCCATTTAACAGAATTGTCAGATGGAAAGAAATGATGCCTGTTTGATAGTCCGAATGCAAATTCTCTTATCATATTTTCTCCTTATAAGTTATTTACCAAGGTTGCTCTTCAGCACCTTCAGTTGTTGATGTTTCATTAGCTATACCATTAGCTTGATTACGACTAGTTTGATATTTTTCAGCAGACTCTTTAATTCTATTTATTCTATTAGCATCAAAGTTATCTATGATATTTTCAAAAGGTGTAGCAGGTGCTACTTTTTGAGATATCTCTGAATAACCATTAGCTTTTTTATAGAATAATACTTGAAGAGTTTTACCTTTTAATCCACTAGGAGAATCATCAAGTTTAGCAGCTACAGTACCATCATTATCCATTTCTTCTAAGATTTCTGGATTACAATATCTTACCATATTAGATACACTAAACTCTTCACCTTCTCCGTTACGTGCTTCCCATACTCTGCATTTTAATGATTCAGAATAGTTTTCAAAGAATAAATCAATATACTTACTTCCACTCCAATCACCTCTTTCAGCTTTAGCTATAGTTACAGTTTTCCAACCTTCTCCATATCCTCCACCACCTTCTTTTTTAGTTACTACTATAGACATATTATGCCTCCTTATTTACTTGTATTTACTTTAGTTAAAGTCTTCAAACTCAGTGTTTTACCACTACCTGGCTCTCCTATTACTAGAACCTTTGCTGATTCCCAACCTCTTTTATTTACAGCATCAAATACTATACTATAATCTTGGTCTATTTCAGCTTCTAATAATTGTGTTCTATCTTTAGCATGACAGAAATGTTCGTCTCTTGCAGTTACCCACATATACTTACGAGTTCCATCTTTTGCTTTTCTTACTTTAGTATAAAACACAAAGTCAAACCATTTCCCTACATCTACTTTAGTAGAACCTTCAATGTAAGGCATTACTCTTATTACACCATTTTCGTTGTCTTCTTGCATTTTAGAATGACAATTAACAACAAGACTAGCAGGTATAGCATTAGTAAATGAAAAGAAGTTATCTAGAGTTTCTTTAAGCTTACCCCATTGTTTTAACTGAAGCTGTTCTGCTTTACCTTTAAGTTCTCTAGCATATTTCTTAGCCATTTCACTAGCTGTATCTATAACCATACAATCTATTTCAACACCTTCTTTAGCTGTTATTTCAAAAGATGATTGTGTTACTGATACTCCACCTACTTTTATTTGTCTTTCGACTTTTTTACGTGACCAGAGTTGGCCTATAAAATTTCTAAAGGAAGTAAAGTCATTAAAGTTAAGTAAGGGTAATCCAAACTTTTCTTCAATAGTAGCTTTACCTCCTATAGATTTATAGCCATTCTCAAGGTCGATTAACAATGTTTTCATTATTATTCTCCTTAATTTGACAGCATTGTAATTTACGATTTCTCAAACAATTATCAAAGATATAAAGCTAACTTTATTTATTAATTGAGTTATTATAGTCTTCGTACACACCTTCTTTAAGTGTATATCTTGCATAACCTGCCTTACCTTCTTTCTTTGATTCTATATTATAGTAAGGTTCATTATGCCTTAAGTTATGTATTATAGCACCAAGCCGCATAGATTGAAATAATTCATAAGCGTCCATTGGCGTTATGCTGCCATAAGTCTGGAGATACATTAATACCTTTTCTTGCTTACTCATTTTCTTAGCCATTACTTACCTCCTAACAAAGGAACATTAGTACCCTTAAAGATTTTATTAAGAGCTTGAACAAGAGGTTCAGTTTCAGTCATACCCATAACAGTATCGATTGCAGCTGTTCTTTTATCTTCTAGCTGCTTTAATCTTTTACCTTTAGGTGTATTAATGAAATTATCTCTTGCTAGTGAATTACATATCTCTCTTAAAAACTTTTCAACACCTTTACTATCATATGGTGGGCTCCAATAATTATTCTTACCTGGATATTCAGTCTTTTCATGTAATGCTTTACATATATTCTGCATTCTATCTCTTACTTTATTCCATTTCTCTTCTGCAGATTCATAATCTTTGAATATTTTACCTAAGCCAGTCTCTTTTAAATAAGACTTGTATTGCTTGTTAGCTACTGTTTCTATACCAGCAGCATGTACTTGTTCTAATATTGCAATTTCTTTATTGATTTCACCTTTAATCCTATCAATAAAATAATCACGTTGTTGTTTTGATAATGATTTCATTATTCTGTCTCCTTAACTTTAGTTAACAATGATGGGCTACATCTCCATTTTACCCATGGTCTTCCTTCTTCTTTTACTCCTACGCTTTTACGATTAACTTTTTCAATAATACCTGTGTAAGTTTCTTTACTTAAACCTACACCTTTAACCCAAGATACTTTTTCTCCTATTCTAAAGCCTTCTAAATCTTTAGCTTGCAAGTAATTTCTTCTATCTTGTATTGCATGTACTAATTCAGTTAATTGTTCTTGACTCATTCCTTTTACATCTTCTAATAAATCTAGAAAGTTATCTACTCCCATACTTATCCTCCAATTCATCGTAGTCTTTTATTATTTTAATAAATTTATCTTTACTTAAACCTGTTGCTGCTCTTGCTCTAGGGTCAAACATGTTAAAAGCTCCTGATGTTTGAATAGTTACAAAAGCATTAAAGTCTTCTTTACTTATTTCCATTATTCTTCCTCCCACATTAAGTTTACGTTATAAATTTCAGCTACTTTTTTTAATAATATAGTTGTATAATGTTTTTTATCTGAAGTCATTTCATCTACAAATCCATTTACAAATAAATAATCAATAGCCTCCATACAGTCTGATTTAGTTACTTTATTGTTCATCTTTTCTCCTGATTAATTTCCATTTACCTAATCTACATACGTTTGAATACATTTTAAAGATTACTGCTTGAGTGTCTAATTCGCCATCTTCCCACAAATCTTCTTCTGGTATTTCTTCCCAATTTTTAAGATTCATTTAATCTCCTTAATTAAAATTTATGGGAGTGTCAATAGTGATGCTAAACAAAGGGCGAAAGGAGACAGACCATGAAAGTCCATCAAAAACCCATAATACACCACGTCTGACCTCACGGTATCAGCTCTCCACTCCCAATTATATACAAGCTTTTTTTTCGTTTAATAGTAGTGCCTCAAGGCTTTATCACTCCTAACAACGATTTAACGTTGCGGACTCGCTTTCGCTTCTTTTAGAGGTTCCTGGAATAAACTTAGTGTAACTTCTCAGGACTGCTACTAAACTAGTTACATACTTGTAATTATTATGAGAGAGACCACGCTTGAGGGTGATTAATCAGATTACTGTAATTAACCTCTTAACGAATGGTGGTTTTTGCCGTAACTCTCTCAATTTTATATAAACCTACACTTTTTCCTCGATAGCTTCTGCTTACGGCGTAAACCGCCTATATCCACTATCTCCCTCCATCTCCTCGGTTTATATCTCATCCGACAAGTTATCACAGACTTATTTGTTTGCTTACCTTGTTTTATTACAGGGTCCATGGTTCATTACGGCAACAACCTGTAAATTTATGAGAGCCTCACATATTCCTTTGCCTTAGGAGGGCCTCTTAGCTATTTCCTAAGGACTTACAGGACCAGTTATTGGCTCTCAATTGTTTGCCTAACATCTGTGGACCTTGGTTAGGCGTTTTATAAATTAGCTACTATGTAGCATTGCATGTCCACCTGCTTTTATAATTATTCTAAATCTAAGGGACAGAACACTTATATGATGTCGAGTGTTATGTAGAAAGTAGGTGAGTAATCCTGTCCCTTTAAGTATATAATCATGTTCACAGCCAGTCTAGAAGGAATCAACTGTGAAGTTTGCCGTAATTAACGACATTAAAGACTGCTTAATAAGTACCGCCTTAATTGGCTAGTTTTATTAAGTTCTTCCTGTTTATAGTGTTGTGGCAGTTACTGAGAGGCATCCCTTGTATCCTAGGAGTACAATTCGTTCGCATCGCGGGTGCTTTGTCCAACTATAAACTATTTTATGTGACGCTAATCACACCGAATCTTGTTTTCTTTTTTCAGTAAAAGCAAGAATTATACTAGCAACGAGATGTCTTTCTTCCATAGTTAAAAACCTATTATTAGTTTTCATTATATCAAAGAACTCCTTCTCGCCCATTATATCTGTGTCTACCATATTTCAAATCCTCCACTTTGTATACAGAAATCAGCGAAAGCTTTTACATTCTCTACATCAAATGGATATTTGTATTCTTTATCTTCTTGGTCTAACTCTACTTCTTTCTGATGTGCTGCAACTGTGCCATCTTCTATTAATGATAAAAGTTGAACACCTAGTTTAGCTGCACTATCTGCATTTAATCCTTTACCATCATTATAATGACCTCCATTATGAATATCATCACTTATTAAATCAGGACAATGGTAAGCACAGAAATCCCATAAGGGTCTCCACCACCAACAATTATTACGAAAGTATATACCTGGATTAGCTTTATTCCATTCATTATCTTCTTTCCAGTATTGTTCTTTCTCTTTATCCCAATTCTTGTCCTCTTCTCTTTCAGGCCAAGTCTTATCTTCCCATTTAGTTAGCATTGGAAAATCTTTCCTTGATTTATTTATTGTAGGGTCTAAACCCGATACATCCATTCCCATAATTACTCTCCTATGTTATTTATCTTTAAGAAATCCATATGTTCAAAGCCTTTTTCATCTTTAAACCATACTACATCAAAATCTTTACCTTCTTCAGCTATGCCCATACCATCACATATATGACATAATTGAAAATGTACATTACCACCTCTTGCATTAGTAAAATCAACAAAGTCAACACCTTCTCCATCACAAGCTGGGCATTTATCTCCTGTTATATTGCCATGTTTGTCTATTTTTGTATACATTATTCTCCTTTTAATGTTTAATTATAGAAGTGAGCTCTACAAACATATCTCTCTTTAATTTATAGAGCCACTCCGCCTCGAGCCATTCCACTTACAAGCGAAGCAAGAATGGTATGAGAGACACAATATATCATCATCCCTTTTTTCACTTTCGGCGACTATTATATCCTATTGCTAAATATAATAACGGCTTCGCTTATTGTTGCGGAGGTTGGAATCGAACCGACAATAACTCCTAATATATAAATTAGGTTAGCCTACCAAGGCTTGTCTCCGCACAGATTAGTTAAAAGTTACCATCAGCAACTTGGAAACATGTGAGTCCTAATCCATTACGCCACATATCTACGACTTGATTCCTATCGTCAAAGACACAAAGGACATTATACCTTTCCATTATCTCTTTGCCTATTTCAAACTTGACAAAAGCATCTTTACGGTAATCACCTTCATTACGAAAGACAAATTGGTTAAATTCAGATTCACCTACATACTGATTAACCCAAGCTTTAGTTAGTTCTGCAACATTTTTAAACTGATGCTCTTCAAATGTTACATTCTCTCTAGCTGATGTAAACACTACATAAATAGGTTCATCATGTATTTTAGCATAATATCTAACAGTAGCTAATAATACATCTATTACAGGAACATTTGGTTCATCATTGTAAGCTTTATGATACTCGAAAGGTGTTCTTTTACCCTTCATTAGTGCGACAGTACCATCAATATCGCATATTATACATTTACTCTTCATCATCACCTCTTTTTAAATTAAACTTTTGTCCCAACCTTAATTATACTAGCTGGGACATATTATATTTAGCAACTTATGTACTGTAACCACTTAATTACGTACCATATAAACCATATCATACATATATTTATTAGTATGGCTATGTAATATGTCATCATTTCAAGTGGGTCTGTTTTGATAATAGATATAATACCTTTTATTAATTTATCTATTCTTAATGTTGCTATTATGGCTCTCAAATAAGACATTATAGTCTCCTTTTATAAATAAATTCTAATAAAGAGTTGAGATTATACTCTTTACGCTAGCTCTTTTGGACTACATTCCATGTTCGCAGGTTTTGTCCGTATCCACTTAGTTTGCACTAAGTACACTAGCAGGCTCAGTAGTTATAGACTACCACTCTTAACGATTAAGTTATCTCAGCAACTACTTACATCTAGATAAACGTGCCCGCCTACCTAGTGCTTTCATTACAAAACATAATATGCCTTGTGAGCATAAAATGCACCTCATTCAGGTTCACTGTGAGGTATTAGAGCCCTTTGCTCTTAATCGCTGTAGCTGTTTTACATTATGTTATCATTATGTTTAGTTTGACAACGGCATTTATATTGAGTCGCTTACAGAGAAGCTTGCTACCCTATTAAGGTAGTAAATACTTCGCTCAATACTTCAATAGACACCTGGTGAGTGAATATTAACATGTTTCTGGTGTCGCCCTTTATCACTAAAGGATTAACCATAACATTGGAGTACAGCCTTACTACCACAGCTTAGCTTATTACTCCTACGCCTTATCTTATTGTATGTTACCATACTCAACACCATTACCATTTGGTGTATAGCTCTTCTGTTGCACACAGAGTTACTACATAGACGCTTGTATCTTTGGGCTCAATGAGTGCAATAACATTGTCTTGTTATCACTTTGGGCATATTAACTATGCTTATCCTAACGACATGATACTGCCGTTTCTTACGAAATCTTTGCATACTTGGGTAACAAGGAGTATGCAATCCCCGTGGCTATAACCTGTTAAAGATTATATTTATGACCATTATCACATGTCCATATGCCATTAACTAATTTCAAGTGTTTAGTCTTATTGTTGACTATTACTTGAACAGTAGTGTTATTACTACCATAGCTAATGATTTTATGAACATTGAATGTTTTCTTGCTCATATCAATCCTTTTGTTAGTTTTATTTGATTGATTATAGCCTATTAATATATAAATTTTATGTTTTTAAATAAAGATAAGGGGGAACTATTGTCCCCCCAATCAGTTGTTTCTAGAATCCTGCACTTTGAACTGATGCTGATTCTTGCTTGCTTTTAGTTGGAAACAATTCAACGTAGTGAGCATTGGTAACAATGTCATTCGTTGGTTCATGTGCCCAAGCAACGTTGCCGTGCTCTTCAATGAAAGCCTCTGCCATTTCATCAGTCATCTTGTCGAACCAAGCAAAGATTGCAGGGTCGTTAGATGCTTGTGACTTGTCGGCATTGTTGTTGCGAAGAAATGAGATACTATAAGAGTGACCACCAATGTTACCATTTGACCTTGGTATCCTGTTGGTAAAGCACCAATCTTCGCCTTTCGTGCCGTCTTTCTTTTGCCAAGTCTTCTTGACTAGTTCTACTCTGTAATAATCTGTTATAAGTTGTGACATGTCGTGTCCCTTTCTATGTTAAGAGTGTAGGTGCTGTTTATTTATAACAACACGCACACTTGTATGAATAAAGCTGTGGCTCTGCTATGCTATCGCTGTTTGGATGTAACCGTATTTATATCTGTAACCAAGCATAAGCAAAGCCTATTAAATGTTATTAGATGGTAGTCTCAACGAGCAAACCAAGCGTCTTTGCACCTATGCTCTATTACAGAGGAACGGCTCTAACATCTAATTGAATTGAATTATAACTAAAACGCATATAAGAAAAATGTTTTTAGGGTGGCGTATAAGGATAAATAAGACCTCCACTAAAATCCCCCAATTTTTGAAACCTTT